CAAATCAACAGTAAAACCGCCCGAAACCCCTTGATTTATGGGGATTTTGGGCGGTTCGCATATCTTCCTTTTCAAAATACACCTCAATGCTGTTTTCCTTGAGTTGACGGATGGTGGTCAGGCTGTCAACGGTGTTTCTGGCAAAGCGGCTCACGCTCTTGGTCACGATCAGATCGAACTTGCCTGCCAGCGCATCGGCCACCATCGACTTAAAGCCCTCACGCCGTTTGGTATTCGTACCTGTGATGCCCTCATCCGTGTACACCCCAGCGAAAATCCAATCGTTGCGACCTTGGATATAGTTGGTGTAGTAATCCACCTGAGCTTCATAGCTTGTCAACTGTTCCTCATGATCCGTGCTGACACGTGCGTAGGCGGCTACCCGGCGCTTCTTGGGTATGCCAATCGGCGTTGACGTGAACCTGCTGAGGGTGGCAGGGATAGTGGTTACGGATTTGGCCATTTCTTCTCGCTCCTTATCTGCTTCATTCTTCGGCTCATTTCGGCTTTGCGCTCATCTGTCCACATGGCTTTGCTGACCTCACGCATATGCGCCTTGTATGCTTCCGTATGTGGATACCCTTTTCTCGGGGTGGGTATCCAAGCCTTGATGATTTGTTCGCCATTCCTCATGTGGATGGTGGCTTCGTATGTTCCTGTCAGTTCGATGCACTCAACAGATGCATGAAATGCGTTTTCATCAAACGTTTCGATTCCCATTGCTTCTGTCAGCATATCCTTGAGGATTGGCTCGGGGGGCTTTGCTGTATTTCCGCATCGAGTACTGTTAGGACAGTGCCAATAGATGCGCATTGTGCCATCCTTGTAAGGCTTAGTCTGACGGCGGAAGAATGCCCCGCAGGCAGGGCAACGCAGGTATCCAGTAAAGGGATTCTGATGCTTCTTGCTGGGATTCTTGCCCATACGGTTTTTTCTGGTGGCTTCGCGCCGCTCCTGAGTCCAGCAATCCTTCCGCATGGTGGATTCCCAATGATGAGGAACGGTGCGTCCATCCTTAAAATGAAAGATCATTTCATTAGGCTCAGGGATCATAATGCGCTCGATTTGCTCGGAAAACCGAACTTCATCGAATTCATCCAGACCGAGAACGGCGGCACATGCTCTCTTCAGCATTGGCTCAGGAATGTCTTTGTTTGTGCACTCTGCATTCCCAGTCTTACGCCGTGTACCACAAATCCAAATGGGATAACTGGCGTTCGGGTCTTCTTGCCGCTTACGGCTTGAATGCTGGTAGCTTTTGCCACAACAACCGCATTTGATTTTGCTGGTGAAACAGCTGGTTTGAATGCTCCAGTTGGCCAAAGCACCAAGCTCTCTGCGCCGGGCAATCTCATCCTGCACTCGCTGGAATACCTCCATGGGGATGATGGCTTCATGGGTGTTTTCTACGAAGTACTGCGGAAGCTCACCACGGTTCTTTTTTGTTTTCCCTGAAATGGGATCAGCGATGTATTCCTTTTGTAAGAGCAGGTTTCCGGTGTATGTGATGTTCACCAGAATTTGTCGAATGGATGTATTGCCGAAATGCCGCCCTGTATAGGATTTCACGCCCATATCTTCCAATTGCTTCTCCGTGCTCTCAGCAGATAGCCCTGCGAGAAAATTGTCGTAGATGAGCCGTACAATCTTTGCCTGTTCAGGTTGGATGACGAGTTTGTCTCCTTCCCAACGGTAACCGTATATGCCGAACCGACCGTTGGGAATTCCTTTCTTAAACCGCTGAACCGTACCCCATTTGACATTCTCGGAGATGCTTCGGCTCTCTTCCTGGGCGAATGATGCCAGAATCGAAAGCATGAGTTCGCCATCTCCGCTCAGGGAGTTGATATGCTCCTTTTCGAACCTGACTTCAATGCCAAGCTCCTTCAGATGGCGGACCGTGTTTAAAAGGTCGACCGTGTTTCGGGCAAAGCGCGAGATGGATTTCGTGAGGATGATGTCTACGCGCCCAGTCTCGCAGTCCGCCACCATGCGGGTGAATTCAGGCCTGCGTTCTGCCCGTGTACCTGAAATGCCGCTGTCTGCATAGACTCCCGCATATTCCCATTCTGGGTGCTTCTGTATCAGATTGCTGTAATAGCTGATTTGAGCTGAAAGCGAATGATTCAATCGTTCACTTTCTTCGGAGATACGGGCATATGCGACCACTTTTTTGCGGGTCGGCAGCTGTGACATGGCGCGTTCCAGTTTGGTTATCTTGGCCATACGACCACTCCTTTCCGACACCATATATCACTCTAAAGGACAGAAATAGCAAGGCCTGTTTGGTTTATTTATCAAGCAATATCGGGCCGAGAATAGGTGCGAATTCCTGCCGCAGATGCGCTTCCACGATGGCAAATTCACCCTCTGTCAAAAGCCCCTGAGTGCAGAGTGAACGGGCGATGGACAGCGCAGTCTGGTATTGCAATTCGGATGAAAAGAAGGTTTCAGGCATTTGAAACACCATCTTTATACCGAGCCGAGACGTAGCAGGCATGAGAACAGTACTTGCGCCCAGCGTTGCCATATGCCGAGAAAGGTTTGTGACAGCAAGCGCAGGTGAAATGGTAGATGGCCTTCTGATGCACCGCTTCCGGATGGTGATTCCACCACATCACTCTGCAAGCATCCGAGCAGAACTTTCGGGGCTTTCTTCCGGGAGTCTGGAGTAACACAGAACCGCAAGCTCTGCAAAGTTCTCCATTTAAATGAATACGCTCGTTGGTTTGTGCCTTTGTGCCTGTCAAACCCTCCTTTCGGCAGAAAGCAACCACAGTATCTTTCTTAAGATCCAAGGTTCTGGCAATGGTGGCGTAGCCATAGCCCTTTGTACGCAGGGCTTTAATTTTGGACTTCTGAGCATCTGTCATAATCTCACCTCCAGTTTCCACTGGAGAAAAGCAGTAGATTTGAGCGGATCAACATTGAAAAAAGTCATAATCATCGATTTCCTTCCGAGAAAATTATCTGATGCTCCCTCTACCTACAAGCCCCAAATTACCCCCATACAAAAAAGAGCGGTCAGCCGAAGCCAACCGCTCAAAGAAGATTATTCAGCTACCGAGTACTTCCCAGATACCCAGCCAACCTGTCCATTGATTTCAATGGCCTGCCAGCCATTCTGGGCGGTAGCCACCCACGGGAAGGTTGCCCCGTCCTTGACTGCCGTGATGCGGCTGTACTTCGTGTCGTTGCCGATGCGGACGTTGACGGAGCCATTCTCACAAACAATCCTCACTCGCTGCGGGGTAGATGCGGGTGCATCATCTTCGCTGGGTGTGTGCTGTGTGTCAGAAGGCGTTTCGGGTTCGGGATCAACCGTTGCAGTGCCGTTGTCATTCTCAGCCACAGCACTCATCAGCGCAGTGTGCGTCTGAGCGCCATAGACACCGTCTGCCTTGATGCCCACCTTCTTCTGGAAGGCAGTCACAGCGGCAATGGTTTCTTTGCCGTAGTCCCCGTCAGCACCATACTTGGGCAGTGTATAACCCAGCTGAAGGAGCAGCTCCTGCAGCGTCTTCACATCCGTGCCCTTCATGGATTTTGTGAGACTTCTGCTGCCGAGGGTGTACTCGGTAGCGGTCGTTTCAGCCTTCGTAGTGAAAGGCGCATCCCCGTAGTCGATGAACGGCAACTGGCACCAGTGCGTCCACTTGCGCTCGGAAACCTTCGTCTTGACACAGCCGTAGTTGAAGCCCCTCTCCTCAATGGCATAGCCGTTGCCAACGTACACACCGATATGCCCAGAGGCGCAGAGCGCCACACCGGGAACCTCCGGCAGTGTGGAGATCGTGCCCCAGGCACAGCCCTTCTTCTTGGCATAGCTGAACATGGAGTTAGCTCCATAATCCGGGCAACCATTGCCGCCGTACTTGCTGGTGAAAGTTTTGTCGGCGCCAATGGCCTCGATAACACCCTCGCCGCCACCTGTCCACATGTAGCCCTTGATCATGCCAACGCAGTCAGCACAGACATTTTTCTTGGCGATGTCATCCTTATAGCGGCTGGTGCGGCTGGAACCGTAGTGGGACGGATACTGCTTGGCCTTGCGGGAACGCAGGCTTTCTGTACACTTGTACACGCAGGTGCCATACCAATACGGCATGCCCAGAAACTTCTCACAGAAGGCTACAAGATGCTCGCTGGTAAACGGCGTTTCAATTCTCTTACTCATTCAGATTCCTCCTCGCTGTTTGTGTCACTGCGCTTGTGGAGCTGGGAAAGCACAGTTTTCAGCCCGTCGGGAACTGGCAGACCAATGTGCGCAGCGTTCTCCAGCAGGCTCACGCCCTCGTTGGACAGGTAGTAGCAGATGACAGCACTGCGCATGGCGCTACCTGTGCCGACTACTTCCACGTCGATGATGTTTGCCACCCCGACAAGGATGAGGATGAGTACCTTCTTGAAGATACCCTTGAAGCCCACGGAGCTGGAGAGCTCCTTGTCGATGATGGCGCACATGACCCCGGTGATGTAGTCCAACGTCATGAAGATGATGAGTGCGGTGAGCAAGCCATCTACTCCGCCGATGAAATAGCCCAGCCATCCACCGAGTGCCGTGATCGCGATCTGAATCTTTGTCCAGATCAGTTCAGTAGAAAAAGTGTTCATGGAATTCCTCCTTGCAAAATGGTATAGAAAAACCGCACCCGATATGGATGCGGTTTTCTCAGAGAAAAGGTTAGGTTCCGATGGCGATCCAGTCAATGTTGCGCTTGGTATTGAAGCTACCGCCAACGATGATGGTCGCACCTGTAGTCGTCTTGGAATGTACCTTCAAAGCACCGTTATCGCCCGACCAGTTGCTGCTGGTAGTAGAATATGTGACCGTCACGCAAGGCACAGATGTAAAACCTGCACTGGAATAGTTGATGCTGGCTGCACTACTGCCGCTGACAGAGGTCGACCCATATGCCACCTTGAAGGGCATTCTTGCCATCGGAACTGTGCCAGCTGTCAAGTTAGATGCGTTGTTGCACCCCAAATTACTTCTTGCATTGGCTGCTGTGGTGGCTCCCGTGCCGCCGTTTGCAACCGGGACACCCGTAGCCATACCAGCATGGAACAGGCGATAGGCGCTCCACGTGCCGTTGACGGCAGTACGAAGAAGCACAGCATTATCCATGCTGGAAGCGTAAGCTGCTGTGCGTACTTCCAGCATTCTGCGATTATTTCCCGAACTGTCCTCCCAAGCAGCAAAGCTGGAAGCTCCAAGATAACTGCCTTCAAACACGGTGCGGTTGGTTGTGTCGTTATAGGTCGGAAGCAGATACACAGACGGGTACAGACTGGTCTGAATGGACAGATTGCCGGTCATGGTATCGCCAGTCTTTTTCACACCGCCGAGATTGGCAATGGCACCTGCTGCTGTAGTGGCTCCGGTGCCGCCGTACTGGATGCCCAATGCAGAGGACAGGATCAGCGGCCATCCGAACTCCACCTTGCCGGACTGCTCAGCAACTTTGCCGAAAGCCATGCCGGAACCGTCCTTGTAAAAATCCATCATGACCTGCTTGGTGCCGATGGAGATATTCTGCTCAACGGTTTCAAAGAAGTCCGCCAGCTGAATCTTGAGGTCGTAGCTATTCAGCGCGGCGAAGGTCGGCGACAGCAGCAGATTGGTCGGTGCAATGGTATAGCCGCTGGCTGTGACCGTTCCAGCAGATGCCCATGCAGTGGAGCTGGTTTGTTTGTAGAAGACCTTGCAGGAGATGGTGTTCTTGCTGCTGACGGAGGAGACGGAGCCTTTGGCAGAAATTCGCACCTTGGTTCCGTCCACCTGTACTGCTGAGCCGTCTGCATTGCAGCGCTCCGCATGGAAATCCGTGATAGACGGTCTTGCGTAGTCGATGACCGTAAAGGTTGCAGATTTGGTTGCTGTCCGGCTACGGCTATCCGTAACGGTCACCGAAATCGTGTTACTTCCTGCCGTGGAAAGTGTGCCTGTCGTGAAACTGGAGCTGGTGTAGGCTGTGCCGTTGACGCTGGTGCGGTAGGAAGAAATGGAACTCCCGTAACTGCCGGACGCACCAATGGTCACCTGTAGTTTGCTCCTCAGTTTCACATATCCGCCGAATTGCGCAGCGATGCCGGATACCGCTTCTGCGTAGGTCAGGTTGGAAATGGTCGGAACAACGGATGCGGGTACAGTCAGCAGAACGGAACAATAAGAAGTGCCGGTCAGGCTCCCACTCACGTAGGTGTTGCAGGTAATGGTGCAGTAGCCGCTGGTCGCGGACGGAATCTGAGACGCCAACGACAGCGGCGGTGTCCAGCTAGTGGAAGCTCCGACATTTGTGGCGATTGTTCCGCTTGCAGAGCCGAACGTGTAGGTCAGCGTGTGTGTCGCGGAGGAACTCAGCCGGTTTGTGTTGATGGTCACGCTGCTGCCCAGGGCCACAGAGGAGGCAGATGTGCTCGGAGAGCTGACGCCTTCCTCGTAGGTGACGGAGAGCGTGGCGGTCGACCACATCAGGTAGTTGTTGGAATACCCCTGTGAACTGGCCGTCGGGCTGGGATTGTAGATGCAGAAGGTGTTGTTGCCAGCCGCCAGATAGCTGGCTACATTCGTCAGCAGCGATCCTGTAAATGCCGTGGTAGTTGTGTTCCCGTAAAACGAACCAGTGAACGTGCCCAGAGGCTCAGCGCAATAGTCCCTGCCGATCACCCCGGAAGCAGACGCTTCCTGATGGTACGACTTCCGAAGGTACACCGTCTTTGTGTGCCCAGCACCATAACCGGCCTTTTCCGAATACACCGTCAGAGACACTGCCGTAATAACCTTGTTCTGCAGGTTCAAGCCGGAAAAGTGCAGGATGCCAACGTAGTTGTATCCCGAGGTGTAGAACTCCTGACAGGCTTGAGAGGATTTGGAATTGCTGGACGAATTGGATTTTCGGGTGCGCATGGATGCGTTGAAGGATACAGTTGTGGCCACGATACACCTCCTTTAGCCGGTATAGATGAGGGACAAATTGCCATTGCTCTGTGGTTCAAAGGCAAACTTGCCGATCTGTAGCTTGGTCAGAATCTCCGCGCTGGTGACGAACAGTTTGTTGTTGGACAGGTAAGCGACCTCTGTGTTGTTCATATAGAAGGCCAGCCGGTCATTGACCACCCGAAACGTGATTGGATTGCCTGTTTTTCCGATGGTCAAGCCGTCCTCACTGAAGTTCATATAGGTGCGAATGAGTTCCAACTGTGCTTCCGTGGCCTGTGTCGAAGCACGGGCGTCTGTCGCCAGCTCATTGATCTGGGAAACCGCCCACGTGAAGTTGTTCTCCGTTTGCTCGGAGAGCGTGGTCAGCTGTTCGCGCATCTGGCCAAGGTCTGAAGAGGAAGCATAGGTCGCCTTGACCTCCTGACGGATGGCATCTGTCTCTGTGGAGATCTGTGCGTAGACGCTGGACAGCTTTCGTTCCAGCCACTCCTCGTCCTGTACAGCTTCCCAGTCATCTCCGTCAAAGCGTTTGAGCACTGGCGGCGATTGTGAGGTGTCCAGCCAGAGCGCACCCTCTGCGGCTGAGGGCGGCGCTGTGTCCTGCTGGATGGGATCGTTAAGGTCACTGAGCGTGATGTGACTGCTGGCAATCATCATTCCACCTCACAGACGAATACGGTCTTGCTGTCCACGTCATCGCTATCCACATAGATGACCTTGCCTGTGGCAAAAACGGCTCCATTGTCAAGCGGATTTCCGTCCTTGTTCCGGCGATACCACTTGTAAGTCTTGGTGTGCTTGTAGGTGGCGTTGGTGGTCACATCTGCCCATTCAGAGCCGGAATAGCGCATGAGTGCGGTGGTCGCTGATGAGGTGGCGATCTTGTAGTAGAAAGCACCAGTGGCAGGACTTGAAGGAGCAGAGGTGCTGTAAGTGGTGGATTTCAGCGGATCGACTTCTGTTCCGTTCTGCCACAGCCGACAGACCAGACAGGTAGAGCCGATGCCATTCTTGAAAATGTCTCCGGCAGTAGAGTCGATGTCTGCCTGATAGTTGTCGGTCTTGTCGATGAGCGTAATGACATCCGTATAGGTTTTGCCGCTGTACGTCATGGTGCAGCGGAAGCTCGCCATGCCGGTAACATCCGAGCCATTGACCGTCAGGGTGCTGCCAGTCTGCCCGGAGATGGTTGTCCAGCTGCCGGATGCGTATTTTGCCCATGCGTAGGTTGCGCCACTGGTAATTGCAGTAGTGCCATTGTAGGCGGCTGTCTGGATCATCAACGTACCAGCGCCGTTCAGAAAGACCGTGCCGTTGGGGGCATACAGAGAAAACACGACAGCTGAAGCGCCAGAGGCTCCTGTATTGACCTTGCTCCACTGAATTTTTAGTGTGGTACTCACCGGCGAGGTGATGGGTACAGACAACTCACCGTTCAGCTGGTCGAAACCACCAAGATTCGCATTGGCGGCAATAGCAATGGAGATGGGAATCTCATTGCTCGATGCAGAGCCGACCGTAACTGTCATACCGGTGGGTGCGCCAGTGACCGTGCCCACGGCGGGTGTAACCTTCGTGGTGCCAGTATAGGCGACCACGTTGCACGTCTTGGTCACAGCGGCAATCTGCCCGGAACGGTTGGCGGCAAAGGTGATGTTCTCATTCGTCAAGAAAACAGTCGAGGCGTTTTTACCGGCGGCACCTGTTCCACCAGTAGCACCTGTTGCACCCTTGGCACCGTCCGATACCTTGTAGATGCTGGTGGTATCACCGATGTTGGCATCCGATGTGGTGATGCGGATGGAAGCAGTTGTTCCGTTCCAGATCGCGTGAGCGGGCTTGACGATAAGCGATGTGCCAGTGACGCTGGCGTTGTCGCTGGTTGTGGGATAATCTGCCCAAGCACCTGAAGCATTCCTGTACTGCCATTTGCCCATGGTCACATTCTGCAGGTTTGCCGTGAGAGTAATCTGCGCAGGGGTGACTGCGCCGGCCGCGTCATATTTGAACACCTGATCGCCGCTGATCCATGCGGACTTTGCGTTCTGCCCGGTGGTCACCAGCGCAAAAGTGATGTCGGCCATGGCATTGATCGGCACGGTGGTATCCGGGTCAGTGTAGGTCACATAGGCGATGTAAGTCAAAAGCCCGCTTGAAACAGAAGACAGCTTGTTCTGGTTGACCGTCAGGACGTTGCCGGATACGGTTTCACCGGATGCCAGTGCGGTTTCTGTACCAGAGCCTTCCTTGCGCTTCCAAGTAATGGTCAGGGCGCGGTTTGTCAGAGCGATGGCTGTCTGGTTTGCGTAGACCACGGGCGTGATGACCAGCTTGCCAGCGGTAGTCGTCCAGTTGGGCTGGAAGCTATTGACGTTTACGTCCTTAATCTGTGTCCGGGGTTGGTTGCTACCCAGATACACGGACAGCGACTTACCGTCTGACAGGTCGATGATTGTTTTGGAACCGGTTGCAATAATAGCCATGTTTATTCCTCCTCGTCTGCAAGTTCGCAGGTATAGGTTGCCGAGTAAAGTACATCCCGGACAGTGAGCGTGATTTGCTTCATGCCAGCGTGTGCGCTGTCCCATAGAGCATCTGCCGTGCTATCCGCTGACAGGCGATGCCAATAAAAACGGGCAGCTGGAATGCTGTCCGTTACGTTCTGACTGCCGTGCCACACACGGGCCTGCAGAATGGTATTTTGAATGTCTGCCGACAGGATGTCCGAAGTTGATATGATCTCCAGCCGATAACCGAGCAGCTCGTCTACATCGCTGTAGATTTTTTCTACCCGCTGTCGAATGCCCTCGTTGCTGGTCAAATCCAGCGTTTTACCAAAATCAGCAGAAACGTGAGATGTGGTTAGCGTCCCTGCCTTGATGTTGGAGCCTTCGATGGAACCAGCGGCAATCTCCGAGCCAGTGATTGTCCCGGCCAGAATTTCATTGGCGGTGATGGTCTTGGACGCAATCTCCGCGGCGGTAATGCTGTGCGCTACGATTTTGTCTGCTGTAATCGTCCGCTTTGTGAGGACATATCCATCAATGGTATCCACCTGCGTGGAAACCAGTTCGCCCATGTTGTTAATGGCATAGATCAGGGATTGCTCACTGCCACGGATAATGAGCCGTTCCACGGACAGGGTTCCGGCGGTGATTTTGTTGGCAGTCAGCTCGATAATTTTCGCATCCGTAATCGAGCTATCTGCAATCTGCGCTGTGCCCACCGCACCTTGCTGGATGAGGGTTGCTGTAATGGCGCCCAGAGCAATCTTGGCTGTGTCAATGGCAGCATTCTCGATCTGTGCGTTGGTGATTGCACCTTGAGCAATCTTCGCAGTCGTTACCGCCAGATCGGCAATTTTCGCTGAATCCACAGCCAAATCAGCAATCTTGGCTTTGGTGATACTGCTATCCAGAATGTGCGCGGTGACGATGGCGCCGTCCTGAATGTTGGCAGTGCCAATCGCCGCCCCGGCAATCTGTGCGTTGGTGATGGCCGCGTCTGCAATCTTGGCAGTACCGATTTCGCCGTCCTTGATGTGAGCGGCGAGGATGGCGGCATCATCAATCTTGGCAGAGGTGATTGCGCCGTTTGCGATTTTGACGTTTTCAATTTGACCGTCACCGATGTGTGCGCTGTTGATGGCACCATGCTCGATTTGCGCCGTTCCAATAGCGGCTTCTTGTATTTGTGCTTTCCCGATGGCGGCATCCGCAATCTTCGCCTGCGTGATGGCGGCATCTTCGATGTGACCGGTCTGAATTGCTGCTTCACCGATTTTTGCGCTGGAAATTGCGGCATCCTGAATGTGTGCCGTTTCAATCGCTGCCATCTGGATCTGCAGGTGACCGACGGAGCCGTTCTGCAGCTGGCCAGCGCCGATGGCATTCATGGCAATCTTGCCGCCAGTGATACTGCCGGAAGCCAACTGTCTGCCGGAAATGGTGGAACCTTCCAGCGTGTCAGCAACCGTACCCAATGTGACAGAAGCGTATTTTTGCAACAGACAATCGTAGGTGTACTGTGTCATACGCATGGACACAGACACACCGATGCGTGGTGAAATGACCTGAACAGCATCCCCAAGGAAGATACTGCGCAGTCCTGCGTATTGGGCATATTCGACTGCGTTTTCGCAGGAGATGAAGTCCACCGTCAGGGTGACAGAGGGCAGGTCGCAACCAGCGTCAAACTCAGCCTGTGCCGCCTTGCGCATTTCTGCATAGCACTGTTGGATGCTTTTCGGCTCGTCCTCATCATCTGATTCCTTTGCCTCCGAAACGGCGAGGTGAATCCATTTTGGAGCAGGATAAGCACCGATGTAGGGGCTGTCCAGAAAGAGTTCTGGTAGGTAGAGCACCTCGCCGTCCTTGTTTTCGCCGGTGGGCATAATGCGTGTGGTGACGTTGGTGATGTCTACATCGTAGGAAATTCCGGTCAAATTTTTCTTTTCTCGAATCTGTACGTCTGTATCGTTGCCCACTCGCCCCACGAGGAACACATCAAACCAGTCACGAGCCAGCTCTGCCTTGTACTTGCCTGTGATGCCGTCCTCGCCAAGTAGCGCTTCTACGGGGTTGATGTTCTCCCAGACCACATCCTCTGCTGTGCTGGACAGGTCGGAGTAGAAGGTGAAGTCGTGCTCTGACAAACAGCCCTTGGCGATTTTCTGTACAGCAGCTGCGCCGACCTCATCATTTCCCGGCTCGACCTTTTGGAGCATGTTGTCGAGAAGGTCATAAAAAATGTGCCGGGCGTAGACCGTGACTTTCGTCAGGTCTGGCACGACACGATAGATGCGAAAGGGCTGATCCCGAAGTTGGCGGCTCTCCAGCACCTGATTTTTGAAGCCGACATTCTTGCGGACAGATTGTGTTTCTGTCCGGGCAAAGGTCAGATATTCACTGGCCATATAGCCATGCTTGCCATCCGGGGCGGTGACCTCGTACCACGAGGAAGTTGTCTTCTCTACGACAATGACCTCGGAGCCTTTCTTGTAGGAACTGAGGATTTTATAGTTCGTTCCTGTGCCGCTGCGTAGGCGGAGATTGCCGCTCTTCGTGGTGATCTTGTATATCTGTACCTCGTAAGAGGAATCTTGATATTGCTGGGATACTTGCTCAATGCGGGGCGTGATGGCCGCTGGCACAGGTGCACGGAGAATGCGACCTTCCACAATGCGCTCCCACTTGCCGTTCCTGTCCAAGGGGTGCTCCATGACCAGCTCATACTCGCCGTTCAGGGTCTCGGTCACGGAGCAAGAAAAAGGGGTTAGTACACCAAGCCCGTTGCCAGAGAAGTCTGTGCATGTTGATTCGTAGATGCAGATCGTGGGACATCACCTCCTTTGGGGGATAAAGAAAACGCCATCCATTTCTGAATGACGTTTCCGATATGTGCGTAAATCAGATCATATCCAAGGGCATTTCCAACAATGCCTTTAGCTGGTCTCGCCGTTGGTAGACAACGGCAGTAATCCATACGGTCTGCTCTTCTTCGTTGATCCAAAAGTATACGATGAAGTTCTTGACAGGGAGTACGTGGATTCCCAGACTTCTCCAAGGATCTGTGTCAAACAAACGGAAGCGAGCGGGCATTTCACTGAGTTTTGCAATCTCACTTTTTAGCAAGTCAGACCACCGGAGCGCAGTTTCAGGGGAATGTAGCTCATTGGAAATGTACCCAACCACGCTTCCAATCTGCTCGACGGCATTCGGTGTAAGTTTAATTCTGTACATCATACGGCAGCAGAATCCTTTACTCTCCGATTAATCTGGTCGAATGCCTCATCCAGATCATAGCCAATACCAGCTTTTGCCTGTGCAAGTCCCTTACTCATCATGGCGTCGAACTGCTTTTCTGACATACCATCCAGTACTGGAACGGTAGAAGGAATGGAAAGAGAAAAAGGGAGTCCGTTGTTCATGATGATCTGACGATACAGAGCATTGATAACGACGGAAACGGGCAGTCCGAGGTTATCCATGATAGCTTCTGCTTGGGCCTTGATCTCCGGCTCAACGTGAGCCATTACGTTAGCGCTTTTCGTTGCCATACAAAACACCTCCACCGATAGTATAGCACATTGTATAGCGAATTGCAATACAATATACGAATGGTACTATCTGTTAAAGACTTCTCCAGTTTGGCTGAATGACCACAGAGCTAACAGCCCCATTCCAGCTAACCGCGCACTGTCCGGGCTTTAGCACCGGGAACTCACCGTTCATTTTGCTGTTGCAGGATGTCAGCCCTTTGTAGCATTCCATCAGGGGTGTGTCCAGCGTAATGCTCCCATTCACTTCGGTCAGCTCTACAATCTTCGTTCCCACCATCAGGGTTATGTCTCCCGTCCCGTTCACGGTGATGATAGGTTCTGCTTCTGCAGTGCCGGGGTTCATAAAGGTCGTGCCGGATGATGTTATCGTGATGTTCTCCACATCAGCGTGATACCACAAAGGCTTGCACCGAAAGTTCACAGCAAACTCCCTATGCGGGTTCCCTCGCAGTATCTTGTCGAAGCTGATCTGGTTCACAATCCGTGCCTCATACCAGCCACCGGGGCGATTGGCAAACGTGACCTTGCCACCACCTGTCAGCCATGCGCAGATGGCAGGAATTTTGGATGGATCAGCCACCACACAGATAGTTGTCAGCGTCAGGTCATCATAGACGGCATCGCCCTCAACCGTAACCAGTGTGCCACTTCTGCCGGGGATATTCGTAAAGGTGGAGCGTTCAGTGGGCATGGTGGGCGGCGGAAGTTCCGTCACCCGGATGCCCATCTCCGTGCACTTCTTTCCGTTCCATTCAAACCAGTCGTTCACCATTACCTCCATGAGAAAGAGCACCACCCGTAGATGGTGCTTCGGTCGAGTTGGGTTAATCACACAGTCGTATTTTGTCTATGCCATGCAAGGCTGCCAGCGAGGAACCGTTGTCCCAGTTCACATGGATACCGCCAGCGTCATCGACAAACTGCACTGTGCCTTGCAATCCAACTGGCATATCCCGATATGGGTCGCACAGTTCTACGACTTCCACACGGACACCTGCCGGATACTTCTCCCGAAGCATTTTCAGCACCTCGGGGCGTATGGTCATAGAAAACATAAGCCTTCACCTCCTTCAGGGTGGTGACATTAACGCTCTGAAAGGCTGAAAAGTCAAGTCAATTATGCCATTCTCAGTCCTTTTCCGCGCTGCTGGCGGCGGGTCAGGGTTGCAATCTCCACAGCAAGCGAACGAATATCCTGCTCATCCCGAATGTAAAAGCTGTTGCCAGTAAGTTCCACAGTGCTCTCCTGATGGTATGTCCTGCTGTTGTCGGCGCTGCCATAGGCAATGGCACTGTCCCTCGCTTCCTCCGTCAGGAATCGGCTGGCGTTTCGAATGATTCGAGCCTGTTCCTTGCTCTCACTCAAGATGCCCTCACCGAAGCCGCGCATGGTCATGGCACCAACCTCATCCCGAAACACACGGGAGGGGCTGTGGATTTGTAGCGTCTGTTTGGCAGCTGAAACAGCAGCCTGTGCCGCGGAGCGCATGGCGGAAACAACACCACTGCGTCCTGCCAGGATGCCTGCTCGAAGCCCGACCATCAGGTTGACGCCTGCACTGCGCAGGGATGTGCCCTGAATGCTTGCCGTGAGACTGCTCATCACGCTTTGCCCGATGACAGAGAAAGAACCATTCGCCATCGCAGAGCCTAAAGCGGACTCCAGCGAACCTGCGACAGAAGCAGCGGACACACTGAAATCATAGCCTGCCATACCTTCACCAACGCCTTGTGCCACATAGTTACCGATCGGCACTACACGCTTGGATGGAGAATTGATGTCAAGGGCGCTGTTTAAGGCTGTTTCCAGGTTGGATGCGACCGTTTCCGCATCGCTGTCCCAGCCTGCGGCAGTCATGCCTTTCGCCACACCCTCCAGGATGTGGGTGCCTATTTCGTTGGTGTCCAATGCCTGCAGGAAGGTCAGGATTCTTTGCAGCTTTTCCATGTCCTCTTCCTTGACTTCCTTGCCCTGAGAAATCGCAGAGACCACTTCCGCCACATAGGTGGAAAGCTCCGCCACACGATCCGCATTGAAGGCGGACTTCATGGAGAAATCCAGCGTGTTTTTGTTGGTCGCGCCTATCAGCCAGTTCCAGAAGCCGCCATCCTGGTAGTTCTTCATCCGCTGCATGGCAGAATCGATCATGTCCATGGTTGTGGTTGGGAGCAAACCGACTGCCTTGCCGAGGGCTGTGGTGCCAAACTGATCCACCTCTGCTACTTCGGTTCGAAGCTCGGAGATGGCTTCCTCCGCACCCGTGACATCCGCAGCGATAAGGATGTGCATCATGCCGTCAGTACCCAGTACTGCCACACGATTGGCAGTCAGCAGCTCTTCCAGCACGGCTTCCACTGGAATCTCGATGCCATCCTGATAGAATTTTGCATTTGCATCTGTCAGAGCGTCCTTTGGGTCTTCGTATACCTCGGAGAGCTTCAGCACGCCTTCCACTTCCATGGGATGTTCCTTCATAAATTTGCGATAAGCGATCAGGTCATAGCCGTAGACGCCGACCGTCACCTCAGGAGTCGGATAGGTTGCCCTGCTGTCATCATAGCGGGTGATGTAGGCAGTGAAGTCCTGCAGCAGCTGGCTCTTATCGCAGTTGGTTGCTTCGGCAAAGGCCGTGACGATAGCATCCACCTGTGCAGAGTTCAACTGAGATATATCCACGCCTTCCGCTTCCAGGTACTTAGTGACCATGGCAGTGATGTCAGAGGGCGCAAGTGCTGTGGTCAGCGCACCGCCTTTGACTTCCTCGTAAGCAAGCACGAAGGCAGTTTTTGCCTCCGGGGTCAAGCCGCTGAGATCCACCCCTTCTTTCTCGGCGTATTGGTCGATGTAGGCAACGATTTCGTCAGGCGTCAGGGTCGACATATCCGCACCGGAAGCAAGCTCCTCGTATGCGCTGACCATGGCTGTGATATTGTCAGGAGTGAGTCCGGAAACATCTGCACCCGTAACTATTTCAGCATAGGTGCTGACATAAGCGATTAAACCATCCACGGTCAGCGAGGAACGATCAGCACCCTCAGGTATCTCCGTATACTTGGAGATGAACGCTTCCAGCAACGGCTGCTTTGCTTGGGACTCCGCATCAGAAGTAAAGCCGGCAATGATCGCTTCCGTGGTAATCGCACCGGGATTGGCTGCGAATTCATCCCATCGGGTCTGTGCACCTGTCATATCCAGATCTGTGGCGATCTTAAGCACTTCCTCCGGCAAGGCTTCGCCGAACATGGACGTCAGCCCGGGAAGGTCAGCGGAGCGATTATTGAGGAAAGATTGAATGGATGCCAGCTGTTCAAGGGCTGATGAGAAGTTGATCTCAGGGAACAGAGCTTGGAATTCCGATTCCGATAAACCGCTGTCCAGAAGGGATTGAATTTGGGTCAGAAGTGCGTAGTAATCGGTCAACGCACCCTCGTCCATTTCGGAGGAGAGTTGCTCCATCTGTGTTAGGATACCCGGACGATCGGATTCGGAAGCGAGGTAGTACTGGCGCATCAATTGAACCAGCTTGTCCATCTGATCGCCAGCGGTCTGCATTTCATCTGAATTCCAGACAGGCATAACTACACCAGAAAGTGTTTCAGCATATTCCTGTGCGGTCTGTTTGCGCTGTTCCAGATAGCGTGCATCCAGGTCAGCCTTGGCGGCTTCCTTTTCAGCGCCATCCGCCATCAGCTGGATGAGTGCATACTCCTTGTCGTATTGCTCATCGATCTGTTGATTGATGGTTGCCATGCCCTGGGCAGATGCCACAATGGCATTCTGGTAGACGGAAACATCCGCGTCCGCCTGTCCGCGGGCATGCGCACGGGCAATCTCGGCGTTCAGCTTATCCCGAATGGTATCAAAGCCCCCGGCGTCCGCTTCCACGAGGTGATACTTGATCTCAATTTCACCCCTGGCAGCGATAAGCTCCTGCAGACGCTTCTGATCTTCCTCGGTGAACAGCTTGTTCTGACGCTTTTTGAGAAGCTTTGCAATTTCGGCGTCCATGGCATCCAGGGTATCGATATCTGCCTGGATTTGAGCAGAAAGCCTGGGATACCCGCTCTCCTCAGCGGTCTTCTGCATCTCAGAAAGACCATCCCGTGTGCCAGCGGTTAGCCGTTTCCAGGAATCCGTCCACTGTTTGACGATGGTATTGGTTTCCTTTTTTCCATCTGTCCAGACGGCGAGCAATCCGCTTAGCCAATCGGCGGCGCTTAGGACACCGCCGGATTCCTTCTTGAAATCCTCCATGGACATTCCGAAGAAGGAAAGCCCGGCATTGCTTTTGCCATAGAAGGTGTCCGCTGCAGTGTCCTTCCATTTCTGGGCGGTTTCAGTCATGCCCTCCAAGGCTTCCCGTGCCTGTTTGGCACCGGATGCGTAGTCGATGAGGGCAACTGTACCTGCGACGACTGCGATAGCAACAGCCGCCCACACGGCAGGAGACTTGCCCAAAACGGAAAGAAAACCCTTGAACCCACCGCCGGCCTTGCCGACAGCCGTTGCAAAGGTTCCCAGTCCCTTGGCTACCTTTCCGATGCCTGTGGTCATCTTGCCAAAGGCCAGCACGGCAGGGCCGATTCCGGCAATGAATACAGCCTGCTGGATCAGGGTCTTGCGCTGTGCTTCATCCATGGACAGCAACTTTTCAATAAAGCTGTTGATGCCATCAATGACCTTGTGGACGGTAGGCGAAAGGTCATCACCCAGGCTCTGCGCAAACAGCATGGCCTTATTCTTGAGGTTCACCAGCTGACTGACTGTGGTGGCGTACCGCTGTTTAGCTACTGTGCTGAGTTCTGTATGCTGCTTCCATGCGTTGTTGGCGGTCTCCTGCGTTTTACTGAAAAGCTCCGTGGCGTTGGTCGCACGGAGCAGTGTGTCACGCAGACGAATTTCAGAGATGCCGATCTCATCCAATACGGCAATCGCCGAAATACCCGCATCGTCCATCTTGGAAAGACCCACGATGAAAGATTGGAATGCCGCAGCAGGGTCATTGTCCCATAGCGTCTTGAATTCGCTTGCTGTGAGACCGCAAACGCTGGCAAAATCGTCCAGTGCCTGACCACCTGTGGCGGAAGCAACCTCCATTTGGACCAGTGCCTTGGAAAAGGACGAACCACCCATCTGTGCCTCGATACCGAGAGAGGAAAGAGCGGCGGAGAAGCCCAAAACCTGTGCTTCGGTGAGCCCCACCTGCTTGCCTGCACCAGCCATGCGCAACGCCATCTCCATGATCTGGGATTCGGTGGTGGCGTAGTTGTTGCCGAGGGCTACCAGCGAACTGCCCATGTTGTTAAACAGGCTCTGATCCATGCCCATAATGTTGGCAAAGCGCGCCATCTGTGTGGCGGCATCGTTAGCCGCCATATCCGTGGAGTTGCCCAGGTTGATCATGACCTCGGTGAAGTCCATGAGCTTGTCCGTCTGAATACCCAGACGGCTGGCAGATGTCACAACGGCAGCAATATCCGTGGTGGAAGCGGCCAGCTCGGTGGACATTTGCTTGATGGAATCCGACAACTCAGTGAATTCTTCCTCAGTAGCCGTGGTGACCTTACGAACATCGGTAAAGGCAGATTCAAAGTCGATGCTGGCTTTGACCGCCGTCGTTCCAAGCCCCACGATGGGTGTGGTGATGTAGGTGGTCAGCTTCTTGCCGACCTTTTCAGCAGATTGGCCAAGCTTCTCACACCGAGTACCGAACTCCGTCATGGCTTTTCCGGCGGATGTCCAGCAGGACTGTGCTGTACGCAGCTGCTGGTTGGTGCTGCGAATTGCAGCTTCCGTTTCCCTGACGGCAGCCTGCGCACGGTTCAGCTGTGTCTGCGCGGTGGATACGGCATCTGCTGCATTCTGTGTGCTGCGCTTTAGGGCATCGTTTTGCCCGGAGAGCTTCCGTACCTCTTGGGAAGCGGCAGCATATTCCTGCTGGGCGGCCTCCATATTCGCCTTGGCGGCGATGGTGGCAGAATCCGTTTCGCCAAGCGTGTTCTTGTAATGCTTATATGCCTGGGTGGCGGAGGTCACTTCTGCCTTGAGGGTAGCCTGCCTGGTCTTGGCTTCATCCAATCGATGGGCGTAATCTGTCTGTCGCTGATAGCTTTCGGAGAGCTTGCTGTTTGCGGCAGCCAGTGCCTTTTGGTATTGCTCCACGCCGCTTCGCTGCAATGTGAGCTTTCGTTCCAGCATTTCCAGCTTGGAGGATAGCCCGGCAGCAGAGGTATCAAAACCCTGTACGCCGGCAGAGGCAAGCTTGAAATAGGACTCGGCCTCCTGAATCTGCTTGTTGACCGACTTGATGTTTCGGGTGAAATTGTCGGTGTTCAATGATAGCGAAACCACCAGGTCACGCAGGGATTCTGCCATGGGCTTGCCTCCTTTCTCAGGGCTTTAGCGCAGGCCATACCGTGTCGATATAGCCAGCAGTCGGCTTCTGCTTTTCCTTCTTCTGTTGGGCATTCCATGCGCGGACACGCAGGAAGCCCAGCATATCCATGCTGTCGATCTCCTGCATACGCCAGCCGCCTTCCAGCAGGGAGTTATAGGTGGAGTAAATGAAATCAGGCAGCGTCAGGCTTCCACCGTTTCGGTTTCCGTCTTCGCTGCCTTCGTAGGGAACTCGTCCAAAATGCCTGTGGTCTGTGTCTGCACCGCCATGAGGGCCAATGCCAGATCGTGCATGAGCCTATCCACCGGATAATGGTCCAGCACCTCGTCTACGGTGAACTGGTTTCCGAACAGAATGCAGAACCATTTGGTCATGACATCCAGTGCTTCCGGGATGCTGATCTGCTCCTCCTGTGGGAGCGTTTCACCTTTCACCGCCGCATTGGAGATGGCCACGATTTTGGCGTACATTTTAGCGGCCGGCTCCATCTCTCGAAGAGCACGACCGCTGATGAAATCGACAGTGTATTTCTTTTCGCCAAGCGTACAGGAAATCATTCTTCTGCCTCCTTTGTCAGGTCAAGGTAGTGGGTCAGTAGCTGTTCCAGCACACCGTTTATAATGAAAGAATAGGGCGGATATTCACTGCGCATTTTCCGAACACAGAACGTGATGGAAACTCGGGTCTCCAAAAGAGAAAGCGCAGAAACAGCCTTTTCTCTGCACTGATTCGCAATGGAAAGATAGTCATCAAAGACCAGAAAACCAGGTTCGTCATAAGCGCTGGAAAGCCAATTGCGAAAAATCTTTTCGCGGGTGAAGGACGGATTATTCAGCTGTTCCTGCGAAGCACTTCTTAACGCATTCAGCAAATCCGAAACTGTCTGCCTGAAATTCATCATTTCTTTTTCCTTCCTTTATCTGTCAGATAGATTTCTATTCGTCTGCCACCATTGCGGGAAAAGCCCACATCAATAACACGTTCCACACGGACATTTTGATAGGACGGGAGCAACACTTCCGCTTCGCCGGTTCCGAATTTGGAGATATGCTGCACGCCAGGCGCTGTTTTATTCCCATCCATGATAAATTTGATGGATGTTTCTCCGGTTCCAACCCAGTTCCAGTTTCCAAAGGATTCTGCTACGTTTTCGTCACTGGAGAAGGATTGGACAACAGCCCGCCCTTTTCCGACCTTATCTGTGAAGTACTGGGTCGAACCAGGTATCCATTTGTTCAGGAACGTAGAGTCAGCCACAGCATCCGGAACACTGATGCCGCGCCAGATCCTGCCGTTGTAATAAGGCATTCTCATGAGGGCTTCCGAAATGACCTCGGTTTCATTCGGCAGATTGCCCTCCGTGAAAGAATCATAGTCAGCGCCGTAATATCTGATCTGCGTCATCTGAGCAGCAAACGCATCAGCCTGATTGTACCCTGTGTCACGCATGATCTGCTGAAGCGCAGTATTGTTGTCTCTCCACGGGGCTAACTGTCCGCGACCGATTCTTCCGGCTTGTCCACCGGCACCGCCCTGATGCGAAGAAGAACCTCTTGTCCCCATAGACTTACCTCTCTTTCATCGAAAAGTCAAGCCGATGGGTGAACGTTTCGTAGTAGGGCGAGTGGTGCTCGATATTCCCGGTGCATTCCTTTGGAACAGCGCCGAAGAAGATGATTTTTGTTGGCTGAAGTCGTACCATCATCTCGTTGTAGCCGTCCAGAAACAGCCGTTTGGCATCCCTGTTCTTATGCGTTCCCACAGAGGATACAGCCACAGTGCTGTGCATCGGCTCACCGTCAAAACACCAGCTGTAGCTGTCCTTATCCAGCCAGCCAATCGTAGGGATGACCGTCATGCCCATGCTCTGCCAGTACGCGCCCAGCTGGTGTTTGCGCCAGTGGTTGTACACCTGCACAGCTTTGGGATAATCCGTGAACATGGAGAAGTCCGGGGTCATGACTGCCGCAAAACGGTGAAGAAAAAGAGCATAGCGCGGAGGGTCGTGCCATGCTCTTTCAAAGAGGTAATCGTCAATAAAGAAGTGGACACCACAGTCTGTGCGTTCTTTGGCTTTCAGCGAATGATTAAACCGCAGCCAGTTAAGCCTACTGTCCAGCTGAGCCGGCTGCAGTTTTGGGATGCCGTATTCGCCGTAAAGCTCAAAGTTGCCAAGCTCCAGTCGGTGCCCGTTCCGCTTCAAACCTTCCAGCGACATACGGCATCACCGCCTTAAGCGATGGAGGGTTCGTATACCGTGTCCAGGAAGGTATTCGCCTTTTCGGCAGTAAAGCCGTTCTCGCCTTCATCCGCCACCGCCTGATAGCGCCCGTCATGGGTGCGCTTGATGGCGGTAAACTCCACCTCGGGATTCTGGCGGGTAATGGTGTCGCCTTCCTTGGTGGCGAAGTTCTCGGTCAGGGGCTTGGCGCGAACCTTGTACAGCCACACATAGCGGAACTTGCCGTTGCTCTTTTCGGACTTGAAGCCCACAGCGAAATACGGCGGCTTGTCCTGTGCTGTGCGCAGCAGCACACCGTTGTCATCCATGGTATTGGCAAAGAGCATTTCCTGGATGGTGAGCGGAATGTCCGCCATCTTCAGCTTGAAGGTGATTTCTGGATCGGCATAGAGTGTGTCAAACTCGATGTCATCGGCGTACATGATGTTGGGGTCGGTATTGTCAGGGGTAACAGACGCTTCAATCGCGCCTGCCACCGCCTGAACCGTGCCGTAGGTGAGTTCTGTCTCCGTATCGGCAGTCAGCGGAGCAATGACCACATTCTTAAGACCGATGGTCGAAGAAACAGAAGGAGAAGCTGTTACAGCCATAGTGTTTTCCTCACTTTCTCAGTTCATTGAAAAGCCCGTCCCGGATAATGCCGAAGGCTTCATCCTGACGGGCATCAAAGGCCGGACGCACATACGGGTGCGCAGGTGCGGGAGCAGGACCACTATGCCCATACTCCACATAGGCGGGATAGTAGTCTTCGGCATCCCAATCCTTGCGATGGACACCAATGGTAATGTGCAGTCCTGTGCTTTTGTGCCGCTTTACCTTTCCGGTAGAGATGGCACCATGCAGTTTATTTGAGATGATTTTGGGATCTTTGCTGGCATTGGCTTTCATCTGCGCATCAACGGGGACAGCCGCCGCTTGCAGGATGCGTTTGGCAGCGGGTGCACCTTCGTTTGCCGTATCCAGCGCACTGGCCATGCGGTTGATGTCACCAATTAGCTGATCCAGTCCATCAACATTCATTGGCATGGTCACACCTCCTCGTGGAGACACCATGTCCATTGCACGGTGTATTGCCTTGTTGCGGTATCGTAGGCCGGCTGGTTATAGCCTTTGTCTGATTCCTCCACAATAGAAAAGCCAGCTGCGTACATTGCCTTTCGGATGGCGTAACGCATGGCTGTTGGGTCTGTATCCGACCAAAGATTGAGGTAGACAAAGGTGCGATAGCCAGTCGGCCTATCGTCCTCATAGGCGGTTTCCATGGTGGTCGTGGAGTACACGATGTATTGCATGGGTGGATTCTGATTAGCAGATGAAGTACGCCAGATACCTGCATATACCGGGATTCCGATATCCTTGAGTGCTTCCTGTACCTGTCTCATCCGCTCACGCCCTTTGCATTGGATGCCTTGAGTCCCAGATAGGTCTTCTGGAAGGAGTATTCACCGAGGGTGGAAATCGTCCACTTATCGCCGCGGAAGCGTACCCACATGCCGGGCTTCACATCAGCCCGGTAGCGGATGGTGAAGTTGACCACGGCTTCCGTGTTCATCACGTCCGCACTGCGGTAGTGTTGGTTGCCGGCATCTGTGGCAGAAGCCCACACGGTGCAGAGCACGATATCCTTTTCTTCGGGATAGCCGTTCTCGTTGGCAACGCTCTCGGTGTAGCCGATCTCGACTCGGTGCTTGAGGTCGCCAGGGTGCGGCGTACCGTCAAAGTTTTTATAACCGCGCAAACGGCCTCACCTCCAATCAGAAAAACTTGTCCGGGTCTCTGTAGGGATAGAGCAGATTCTCAAAAGCAATGCGCATGGTGCCGTAGATGGTGCGGTCCGGATTATCCCTGTTTTCGTAGTAGTGGCTGACGAAAAGCATGAGAGCAAGTCGCACAGGCTCCGGTGCTGGTTCAGTGAACTCTGTCCTGCAGAAATCTTCAGCCACAGCCTGTGCCTGTGCAATTAGACCTTCCAAGAAGGAATCCTCGGCATCATCCTCGATGCGCAGATGGGTTTTGACCTCATCAACGGTGATGATCATCTGATCACCCCTGCAGTGCGCAGGGTATCCAGCAGATGATTGAAGTCCTCACGAAGAGCGGCTACTGTCGTTGCTTCACTGGTGGTGACCGCAACAGGCTCTGCACCTTTCGGAAGGTCAAACAGACCTTCTGCGCCTTCTACCGTTGCGCCGGGAAGAAAAGTGAGCTTGCCGCCAATGACAAGCTCATTTCCGCCATGCGCCATATAGTTTCTGGTGTTGCTGTCCATTTGTAGCCCTCCTTACGCCTTCATCTGCAGGCACTTGACCGCCTCGGGCAGGATCAGCTTGCCGTCTACACGTTCGGAGGACAGGAAGCCCACCTGCCCCGTGGGTGCGTACAGCTCGTTGAGCCGCTGGAAAGTGCGGCCTTCACGGTCAGCGATCCAGTAGTAGCTCAGATCACCGAACACGATGCTCTTCTTACCGGCTTCCAGCGTTGGCATGTAAGAGGATGTGTAGACCGGACGGTTCAGAATGGTGTCGGGCGTGCCTGCAGTCACACTGGGCTGCCAGAGGTAATCCCCACTGCCGTTCTTCAGCTTGCGCAGATTACGCACCGTGCTGTCGTTCATAAGAAACACAGCATTCCGGCGATAGGGAGCGCGCAGAGAATAGAATAGGTCAATGACTTCATCGAAAGTGGTGCTGGTGCCGTTCGCGGAAGTCACGCCCACCTGGGCAGAACCATCTGCCAGAAGACCCGTAGGACGGCCTGTGCCGTTGCCGGTGAAGAAGGCTTCCTCCTCAGCCGCACCGATACGGCGGGCGAACTCCTTGGCGATGTAAGCCGCCACATCGAACACACTGTCGTGCAGAAGCTCGTCAGACACCTTAATGGTCGTGGCCAGCTTGAAGGCACCAATGGACAGCACGCCGAAGGTGTCATCGCTCTCGGGATAGGCGGCTTCCTCATCGATCCAGCTGGCAGTACCCTTGGAGGCCACAATGGGAATCTTGCGGTCACCGCTGGACGTGGTGATGGTGTGCGCCAGCTGACGGAAGATGTTTTGCTCTTCCAATGCCTCGATCAGGGTGCGTTCGTACTCATCAGGAGCCAGATAACCGCCGTGATCATCTTCGCCGATCTTCAGCGCGTTCTGCATTTCAAAGGGCACTGCCTTATCCCTAAAGACGCGCCAGAAAGCGGTCTTATAGGCATCCGAAGCCTTGCCGGTCTTGGGCTTCGCGCCTTCCAGAGAGGCATCCGGCTTCCCGGTCAGCGGGGTGGAAGTGGGCTGGTTCATTTCGCGGTCAATGGCCTGCTGGCGCTCCAGTCGGTCGATTTCCTGCTTCATGCGGTCAACGTCGTCGACCATACGGTCATAAGTTGAGGCATCCTCGGCATTCATGGTGCCGTCCGTGCCGATGTGCGCATCACGGTACTTTTTCGCGGCATCCCACAGGGAAGCGCGCTTTTCACGCAGGGTAAGAATCTGATTCATGTCGGTATTCTCCTTAAAATCTCAGGTGTTCAAGTCGTGTGTCTGTGGTATTTACGGCAACACGGTTGTTGGGAATAGGGTCAGGCTCGGAGATGGACGCCTTGAGCTTGTTGAGCAGGTTGCTGTTTGCCACCTTGCGGGAATAGGAAAAGTCCGAAAAGCCAAACTGCGTAGATTTTTCCGGCTCTTCGCCGCGAATCTCATCGCAGAAGCCCAGCTCTTTGGCCTTGTTGGCGTTCATCCAGGTCTCCTCGTCCATGAGCCGGGAGAGTTCGTTTCGCGGCATCCCGGTCTTAAGCTCATAGGCGTTGATAATACTTTCCTTCACCTCATCCAGCAGATGAATGGCTTTCTGCATATCCTGCGCTTCGCCACTGGCAATGGTGGAAGGATTGTGGATCATCATGAGACTGGTCGGTGACATGGTGACGGTCGTACCCGCCATGGCAATGACGGATGCCGCAGATGCCGCCAGTCCATCGATTTTTACCGTCACATCGGACGGGTAATCCATGAGCATGTTGTAGATTTGAGAAGCCGCGATGCAGTCACCGCCGGGGCTGTGCAGCTGTACGGTGATGGGACTGCGGCCCTGCATGAGCTCCCGCTTGAAAGCGGCGGGCGTCGCTTCGTCCCCAAACCAGCTGTCCTCGGCGATCACGCCCTCCAGCAGGAGCGTTCGCTCCCCGGTGTCCTCATTTTTGATCCAATTCCAGAACTTCTTCATTCAATCTCCTTTCCGGCTGCCCACACGATGCCGGCGAGAACAAAAAAGACACACGGCACAGCCACGCTGTTTCCGTATGCCTTATATTCCGCCGCATCCGAGTTGGGATGTTGCAGCCATTTGATGATTTCTTTGTCTGTTCGGGGGCGGGTTCTCCCTTGGATGCTGTCCCAGACGGCAAACTGTTGCCGCCAGAGGGCGATTTCATCCGCAGTGGGTTGCTCATCGCCCAGGTCGTGACACCAGCCATCGGGATAACCCTGCAGTCGGCAGCACTCATCGGGAGTGAGCCTGCGCACGAGGAATTCGCCCTTATCAGTGTTCACAACGGGCGGGTCTTTCCAGTCTCTTGCCATGAGGGAGGGCGTCTGGTCTTCCTGGGCAGCAAAGAAGCCCACATTCATGGCGTATACGGCATGACGGTCAATGGTGTTGAGGGTAAACGACACATCCTTGTTGATGCCGTCTCCCTGTGGACCATTTTCATCCTTCCGTCCGATCATGCTACCCTGCAGGGCGTAGGCTTCCACCACAGCGATACCGCCCTGATTACAGGAAGGATTGCCACCGTTGCAGTCCAGTGTGCGGGAAGTATCCGCTTCATAGATGCCGCTGTGCGGATTATCCGACAACATGGCATGACTCTGGTCAGAACTGATGCCGTACACCTTGGGCTGAAAGAGCGTCTGGTCATTTCGGGTGGACAGCGTTGCGGACTGGTTCTCCTGCACCAGCGGTCCTTTGCCGCCGCCCTCACAGCCTGAGCGGATCTTGAGCGTCAGCGGGACATTGTTGCCGCCCGTGCCCATACGGGAGCAGAGTGTCTGGCAGATTCCGTTCTCTTTTACCTTGATTCGGTTGTCCGTAGGGTTGAACTCAATGGCTACGCCGGGAGTCACACCTGCTCGCAGTGTGGGTGATTCTTCTTCGACATAGCCAATGCCACGACTGTCGGCGCTGTGCTCTGTGCAGAAACCACTGGCGAGGATGACCGGCTGATGACTGTTCATCTTTGCCCTTAATGTACTGGTTTCATTCTCTGTGATGTCCATGCGGTTGCCGCCCTGGTCGTTCAGGACAACTGTGCCTGACGCTCCAGTGCCGCCTTCAGCACCTCGGGCAGTTCCTTGACACGCTTCGCCGCACGGAGGAGTATACCCTGACAAGCCCTCGGACTCAAAGAGTATTTCTCCGGCACCTGTTCCTGCAAAATCCGCGACAAGAAATATTCGCCGCCGTCTTTGTGCGACTCCCCAGCCCTTCGAGGCGTCGAGAATGCGCCAGGCGAGTGAATAATGGTCTCCCAGGATTTCTCCCGCGCCGAGCCATTTTCCATTCTCAGGAATAGGAACAGCTGTATGCTCGTCTGCGATTTGGGCAAGGCTCTCGAGAACCTGCCTGAAATCCTGCCCATCGTTCGAGGACAGTGCGCCCGGCACGTTTTCCCACACGGCATAGCTTGGATATTGTCCATGGGTCTTGCACCTCATTTCTGTAATGATTCGGATGGCCTGGAAGAACAGAGAGGACTGCGTTCCCTGAAGTCCCGCGCGCTTCCCGGCAATAGACAGGTTTTGGCATGGACTGCCGAAGGTGATGACGTCCACAGGCGGGATATCTTCTCCAGACAGGCTGTTCACATCACCCAGCTGACGGACATCCGAAAACCTTTTCTCCGTCACCCGCATGGGGAACGGTTCGATCTCGGATGCCCAGATGGGCTTCATACCGGCATACTGCCCGGCCAGACAGAAACCGCCGATGCCGTCAAACAGACTGCCCAGCGTCAGGGGCTTCACCATTCTGCTGTTCCTCCTTCTTTCGTTTTCGTCTTTGAGGAGAGCGTTTCGGTTGTTCTTCTTTCTCCTCAGATGGGTTGGTTTCTTCCGAGCTTTCTTCAGTATTTTGAGTCGTGTTCATGGCGCTCAGCAGATAACCAAGTCCCGCCATGCCGATGGGAATCATGTTGCCGTTGATGAGGTAAGCGTCTCCACCTTCCTCCTGCGCGATGGGATTCAGATTCTCCAGGGCGCGGATATCATTGGCGCTCATCCAGCCGTTCTGGCGGGCGATAGCGTATCCCTCCATGCGGCTCTTGTAGTCGCCGCGCATGAGCCCGTCGATGTTGAACTGAACATAGAAATGACCCTTCTCGTTTTCCACGAAAAGTGCTCGGTTCATGGCCTGTTCAATGCGTACCAGCCAGGGCCTTATGGTATGTACGGCAAAATCGATGCTCATATGCTCGATATTACTGAAGGTTGCTCGGCTCAAATCCCCAATCAGATGCGGTGGCACACGGAAAATACGACAGATTTCTTCCACCTGAAACTTCCTTGTTTCGAGAAATTGCGCTTCGTTATTGGGGAGAGAGATGGGTGTATAAGTCATATTCTCTTCCAGAATAGCGACTTTTCCGCTATTGGAGCTGCCGCCATACGCCGCATTCCAACTGTCCCGCAGGCGTTTCGGCTCTTTGACCGTTCCGGGGTGTGTCAGGATGCCGGAAGGACGGGCACCGTTCTCAAAGAACTTGCTTCCGTACTCCTCCGTAGCGATTCCCAGACCAATGGCATTCCGCTCCAGTGCAATGGGGCTGTAGCCCACAATGCCGTCAAAACCAAGACCTGGGATATGAAGGACATCCATGGGATCGAGCTTGACTGGCTTGCCGTCTGTGGTTGTGTAGGTGTAGGTCAGCGTTCCCTTGCTGTCACGGTCAACTTCCATCTTATCCGGCAGCAGCGGATACAGCCCCACAATGTGATTTCGTCCTGAGCGGATAATCTGGGTGTAACTGTTTCCGTAGAGCAGAAGGTGCGTGAGCATGGTCTCCCGCCACACAAAGCTGGTCATTTCGGGGTTCGGCTCATCATGGAGAAGCCGCTGAAGTTCATGCTCCATGGCTTTCTGACTGCCGTGTTCCGTGCTTTCATACACACCAAATGGCAGTGAAGCGATGGTTTCCGCAATCACACGGACACATGCATACACGGTCGTGACCTGAATGGCAGAGCGAGGAGTGACAGATTTGCCGGAATTCGCTGTGCCAAAGTAGAATGTCGGCGCGGCAGACACCACGTTTCGGGGCTTATCTCGGGAATGAAACAAGGATTGAAAAGGATTTTTCATATTTCCCCCTGTCATTAAAATGATTTAAGGACAACTTATTGACGTGGAGAAAACAATATGGTAGAATTACGGTCGAAAGGATGGTGATGAAATTGACATCCATCGAAGAAAAAAGGGATCGGTTGCAGAGAAATCTGGCACTGATTCGAACCTGTGCAGGCTGGAATGCGGCAACGCTTGGTGAAATGCTCGGTGTTTCTCGGCAGATGGTCAGTAATCTCGAAACTAATCAAAGCAAAATGACGATCATGCAATATCGAGCTATCCGTCAAGCCTTTTCTGAAGAAATAGAAAACTCGCCAGATGATACCCAGATGCTTAGTGATTTGTTAAAAGCTCTTGTGGATGAGCCTGAGAAGTTCACCAGCGAACAGCTAAATCAGATTTTGTCTGATGCGAATCTACTGGCTCCTTCCATCGTCACGAAGAAAACTACGAGAAAGAAAGCTTCCTCAACATGGGGTGTTGCATTAGCAGGAGTGGTAGTTGCTGCTGTATTGGTAGGCGTTAAAGCAGTCGTGAGCGACAGGGACTGAAATGGAGGTTAGGATGGGAAAGAGCGCAAGAATCCTTGGTGAAAAGCACGATCTGACCGCGCAGGAGATGAATTACATCCTTAACAAGAAAGGTTTTCTTGATGGAGAACCCGGTGACTATTTCCCGTCTGAAATCGGAAAGCAGTATGCATCACAAAAGGACTTCCATCGCGGGACAGGCGGATATGCACGATATAACCGTTATTGGACAACTACCACATGGGACGATAGCATTGAGGACGTTCTTCAAATAACTCCTGAACTAAAGGAAGAAGCTCGCAATGCTGTTGCTACTCGGCGGCAGATACAGGCTGATGCGCGACGAGCTGCATCGGAGGTTGCAGATCAAAGATTTCATGAAGCGCAGGAAAACTTCCAAGCAGTTCTTTCAAACAAAAGCGATTCAAATGAATCTTCGAGTAGCGTAAATGGATGGGGAGTTGCAGGATGGGTACTACTGACCGCTGGCGTGGCTTATGGAGCATATAAAGCCGCACCCCATGTAAAGCACTGGTGGGAAAACAAGGAGGTTCCATTCTTCAGCAAAAAAGAAACTGATAAAGAAGAATAAGAGAGTTAGCAATCACAGGCCGCGTCCTGTCTTCCGATCGTGGCAGTCCTTGCAAAGGGGCTGCCAGTTTTCTTCGTCCCAGAAAAGGTTCATGTCTCCACGGTGCGGGATGATGTGGTCAACAACTGTGGCAGGCGTCATTTTGCCGTTCCACTGGCAGTTGATACACAGCGGATGCCTGACAAGATATGCCATTCTGGCCTTTTGCCATCTGGCATCATAACCACGCTCCGCAGCAGTGCCGCGAAGACGGTCATGGGAATAGGCTGTATGATCCCTGCAGTACACACCGCTGTCGCAGAGATTTGGACAACCAGGGTATCGGCAGGGACGTTTGGGTGTTCTCGGCATTATCTCACCTCAGATGATCAGCAGGCCGCGTTCATCATACACGCTGCCTGCGTTCATGTTCTTCATGGCACGGTCAAGCCCCATAATCATAGCGACTGCGCCGTCGATTTTCTCCGTGGACTTTTCCTTGTCCAGCTTGATGTTTCCGGCAGGGTCGGTGCGGACGAAAGCATTGTCCATATTCCAGCGGAGTACAGGATGCCCGCCGTGATTGATTTTGTGCTCCAGCACCAGACGCATCAGTTCCTTGGTGGGCGGAGACATGTCCTTGAAGCCCTGACCAAAGGGCACCATGTTGAAGCCGTCGTCCTGCAACGTCTGCACCATCATGCTGGCATTCCAGCGGTCGTAGCCGATTTCCCGGATGTTATACCGTTCACCCAGCTGGCAGATGAACTGCTCGATGAAGCCGTAATGCACCACATTGCCTTCCGTGGTGATGAGCAATTTTTGCTTCTTCCACACATCGTACATGACGTGGTCACGGCGGACACGAAGACTGAGTGTGTCCTCCGGCAACCAGAAAAACGGCAGGATGGTGTAAACATCTTCCTCGTCCGCAGGCGGAAAAACCAGTACAAGGGTCGTCAAGTCACTGGTGGATGACAGGTCAAGTCCCGCGTAACAGGCACGGCCTTCCAGCCATGCAAGGTCAATGTTGCCGCCGCATTCATCCCACTTATCCATGGGCATCCAGCGAATGGACTGTTTGACCCATTGGTTCAAGCGCAGCTGACGGAACATATTCTCATCTGCCGGGGTCTCAAGCGCCTTGTGATAAGCATCCCTTACTTTTTCGATGGAAATGGTGTGGTCAAGGGATGGATTAGCTTTATACCAGTTCTGTTCATCCTGCCAATCCGCTTCATCCGGCAGACCGAAGATTACAGGGTAGAATCGTGGGTCGCGCTTTCTGCCTTCCAGCAGGTCGAGGGCTTTCTGGTGCACTTCCCAACAAATGCTGTTTCTGTCCGTGCCTGCCGTAGTGAGGAAAAACCACAGCGGCTGTTTCCGCGCATCGCCAGAGCCCTGCGTCATAACATCGTACAGGGCGCGGGTGGGCTGGGTGTGTAATTCGTCAAAGATGCAAGCGGATACATTCAGACCGTGCTTCGTGGCAACTTCAGAGGACAGCACCTGGTAAATGCTGCCCGTGGGCTGGTAGACCATCCGCTTCATGGAAGGGATAATCTTGATGCGCTTGCTGAGTGCTGGGGACTGTTTCACCATGTCCACGGCGACATCAAAGACGATGGCCGCCTGCTGACGGTCAGATGCGCAAGAGTAAACCTCAGCCTTCCATTCGTCATCGTTCACCAGCATATTGAGGGCAATGGCGGCGCCAAGTTCTGACTTGCCGTTCTTCTTGGGTATTTCAATGTAGGCGGTGCTGTACTGCCGCTGATCGGGATAATCATCCCGCATGGTGCCGAACACATCTGCCACAATTTTCTTCTGCCAGGGAAGCAGATGAAACGGCTTTCCATGGAATTCACCCTTGGTATGACGCAGACATTCAATGAACTGAATCACACGATTGGCCTTCTTCTCATTAAACGCCATCTTACCAGCCTCCCTTCAGCAGGGATTCCATGGGGTCGGATTCATCTGTGCCCTCGCCGCTGTTTGCGATAATGCGGCTTCGGGTTGCAGGTGTTAAGCCGAACTCCGAGCAGAAGGATTGCATGATTTTGAGGTTCTGCTGGGCAATGGATACCTGCGGCACCTGCTGAACATACCCACTGGGTGTCTGGAAGATGGAGCCGTGCTGGGAAATGAACTCTTCGGCTTCCTTCCATCGGGCATATGCCTGACAGTACCCGGCAAAGGCAGTGATGTCCACGCTGGTTAGAACTCCCATGGCTTCGAGGGATGGCGCGAGTCTGCGCCATTCCTTTTTGGCTTCCGCTTCCAGCCATGTAGGACAGCGGAGCGTACCTTTGGGCGGGGTCGGCTCATGCTCGTTGAGCGGACGCTTGCCCGGATTGCCTTCCAGCGCCTTCAGCGCGGTCGGCTTGGGCTTGCGCCCTCGGATCGCCATGAGCGATTCCTCCCTTCATGTCAGTTTTCTGCCATGACCTCATCGTAGGTCATGGTCTTTCCATCACGGAGCACGGTTGCCTTCTCCGTAGAGCCGATGAGCTCCACATACCGCTGCACAATGACAGAAGCATATCTGGGGTCAATCTCCGTGGTGTAGCAGATACGGTCGGTCTGTTCACAGGCAATGAGCGTACTGCCTGAACCGCCAAAGGTGTCCAGCACCACGCCATTCGGCGCAGAACTGTTCTTGATGGGATAAGCAAGCAGCGGGATGGGCTTCATGGTAGGGTGCTCCTTGGAATGCTTGGGCTTATCATAATTCCAGATGGTCGTCTGCTTTCTGTCGGCGAACCACTTATGCTTGCCATTGGGCAGCCAGCCATACAGCACGGGTTCATGCTGCCATTGGTAAGGACTGCGGCCGAGTACCAGCGAGTTCTTTACCCAGATGCATACACCGCTGATATGAAATCCTGCTTCCTTAAACGCTCTGCGGAAGTTCAGACCTTCCGTATCCGCATGGAAGATGTAAGCGGATGCACCCTCTGCCAGATGCGGCAGCCAATTGCGGAAAGCGGAGAGCAGGAACTCATAGAATGCACCATCCGCCATGCTGTCGTTTTGGATGAACTTGCCGTCTGCGGATTCATACGACACATTGTACGGAGGGTCCGTCACGATGAGATTCGCTTTGACATCACCCATGAGATGGTTCAAATCATCCTCGCTGGTAGCATCGCCACACAGCATCCGATGTCTGCCCAGCGTCCACAGGTCGCCCTCTTTGACGAAGGGAGTGATCTCCTCTGGGTCAAGATCTGTATCATCGTCCTTGACATCCTTGTCATGTACCTTGCTGAAAAGCTCATCCACCTCTGCGGCGTCAAAGCCGGTCGCGCCAAGGTCATAGCCTGTCAGCTGGAGGTCGGAGAGCAAGTCAGCCAGCGCTTTCGGCTCCCATTCTCCGACAGCTTTGTTGAGCGCAATGTTCAGTGCCTTTTCGTCCTGCGGGTTCTCGATGTGCACCACCACGCAGTCGATTTCTGTTGCGCCTTCTGCCGTCAGCACCTTGAACCGCTGATGGCCGCCGACAATATTTCCCGTTACCTCGTTCCAGATGACAGGGTCTACATAGCCGAAGTCCTGCAGGCTTCGTTTGATTTTTTCGTATGCCGTATCACCGGGCTTCAAGTCCTTGCGAGGATTGTACTTCGCAGGTTTCAGCGCGGTGACCGGCATTCTTTTTATCTGCATGTCAGTTTTCATGCGTACCTCCTTCAAAAGTGGGGCTGGCGCACGGACTTGAACCGTGATGGGTTGCTTACAGGGCAGCTGTTCTGCCATTGAACTACGCCAGCAGAATGGGCTTCCAGGTGTTCAGACCCCCGGGGGCTAATTTCGCGGAATTTTACGCGAGAGGGGGCGGCGGTCTTTTCGAGATCGCTCCCGGGGATTCGGGACTCCCTTGGGGGGCGCCACGGCGGGGGCGAAAAAAGCCGGGGATTCGGGGCGGGGTTTTCCGAGAACACCGTGGGCGGCGACCGGGGCGAAAAGTGCCGGGGCGGAAAGCCACGGAGGCGACCAGGAAGCCGGAAGACGGGGCGAAAACCACACCGGGGCGGCGAGCCACCGGGGAGACTGGGGCAAAACGGCGGAAGCCGGGGCGGAAAAGCCGGGGGTTGGGGCGGCTTTGCCGGGGAAAGCCGGGCGGAAAGCCACGCCGGGGCGGAAAAAACACCGTGCAGCCGGGACTGTGCGGAGCGAAAAACAGGGTTTTCCGGGGCAGATAGCGGCAAAAAAGGCGGTCACCGGGGGCGGAAGCCGGGGGTTTGGGGCAAAAACGGCGATTCTGGGGGGCGCAAAGCATTCAGCGTGTGACGGGTTTGCGCTCTTACGTGCGTACGCGCACGTGCATGGGTGCGCTTTTCGCGCATATAGGAAGCTTTTCAGTTTGGTGCGCTTCTTTGTCAGATGTGCACCGCCCGTTGCCCCAAAGATCGTGCCAAAAATCGGCCTTTACTTTTCGGGCGATCGGAGTGATGAATGTGTCACGCCGCGGGGCAAACCCCCAAAACCAAGGCACGAAAGGAAAAAACCATGAAAACCCAAACGTTCGGCATCGAACTGGAAACCACAGGCTTGGGGCGGGAACGCACAGCCAAAACCATCGCCGCCTTCTTCGGAACGACAGCACGGTACGTTGGGGCACACCTGGACAACTGGGAAGTACCCATGCCCGACGGGCGCAAGTGGACGGTCGAGCGAGACGGCTCGGTCACCGACCCTTCCGCCGAGGTGGTCAGCCCGGTGTGCCGCTGGGAGGACATCGAAACGGTGCAGGCGGTGGTTCGACACCTGCGAAAAGCCGGAGCGAAGGTTGACGACTCCTGCGGAATCCACATCCACGTGGGGCTCGGAAACCACACTCCGGAAAGCCTGCGCCGCCTGGTGAACATCGTCAACGCCAAGGAAGACCTTCTGACACAGTCCTTGGGAATTTCCCCAGACCGCAGGTCGCACTGGTGCAAACCGGTCGACCAGCACTTCCTCGAAAAGCTGAATCGGAAAAAGCCGAAGACCATGGGCGATTTCGCCGAGGTGTGGTACACCACTCAATCCTGGGAAGCCATAGACCACGGCTGGCGGTACGCTGCAAACCAGCACTACAACCAAAGCCGATACCACCTCCTCAACCTCCACGCAACCTTCTCCACGGAGCGACCAGCACACACCATCGAGTTCCGAGCCTTCAACGCAACCCTCCACGCGGGAGAAATCAAGAGCTACATCCAGCTTTGCCTTGCCATCAGCCACAAGGCTTTGACCAGCAAAGCGGCAAGCCCCACAAGACCGGAAACCGACAACCCCAAGTACACCTTCCGCTGCTGGCTTCTACAGCTGGGCTTCATCGGAGACGAATTCGAAACCGCACGGCAACACCTCACCAAGCGACTCCCCGGAAACAGCGCATGGCGGCAAGCCTCCTGAATCGAGGGGGCTTGCCCCAACGGGGCACAGCTTTCAAATCAACCCGCCTGACGAGAACCGAACGGCAATCGGTCGAAACCCCAACGGGGTCGCGGGAAGCCAACACAGCTTCCAAATCAAGCACGGCAACAGCCGAGAAGGAGACACACGATGGAAAACAGGTACTGGAATTCGACGGGCGCACAGCAGAAGAAGTACGACGAAATGGAGACGGCAGGTTTTGAATACACCCAGGCGACCGAGCGGGTGTTCCACGGCTACTACCGCTACTACAACGACGGTGACCTGCCCGGCTGGGCAAGAAGCCGCTGGGACTTGACCATGTACACCTTCGACTACGGCTACCTCCACAGGGTACTGACCGCCGCCGGAGAGGATGAGCTGGAACGCCGGGTCACGGAGAGGGTCGAAATCGAGTACCGCCGCTTCCTGCGCACAGCTACCAAATCGAACCCCGCCTGACGAGCACTTCTGGCACAGGTCGAAAACGGGGTAACCCGGTCGCGGGAGCCGCAAGCTCCGACAACAAGCAAGGAGGAACACCCATGAAATCCAAGCACATCCGCGCCTTTGAAATCGACTGCCAGCGTTTCCACGTCACCGACCGCGGAGACGGACACCTGCAGGTCAGCAGCATCCATCCTTACGATGAGACTGAGTATCACTGGGCTTACCAGGCATCCAAATCTGCCTGGAACATCTACCGCAATGGAAAGAAGGTCTGCACCATCGGAAAGACGGACGGCTCTGAAATCAGCCCGAAAACGATTGCTCAGTTTCTGATGCGGGCAGACGAGGAAGCACACCTTGAACCCCACCGCGCGATCTGGTAAGATATCTTTGAAATCAAGGAGGCACACGCTATGAAATACATCGCTTACGGTTCCAACATGGTCGAGGAACAGATGGCATTCCGCTGCCCGGATGCCAAACTCATCGGTACAGGCTGGCTGGAAAAGACACGGTTTGAGTTCTACCTCCACGCCACGGTGGAGCACACGGCTTCCAAATCGGACAGGGTGCCGGTGGCTGTGTGGGAGATCAGCCAGCGGGATGAAAAAAGCCTTGACCGCTACGAAGGTTTTCCCAGCTACTACACCAAGGAAGAAAGGCTGGTCACCATGTGGGACGGCAGTAAGGTTCGCGGGATGGTGTACGTGATGAACCTCATCCGACCGCAACCTCCGATGAAGCAATATTACCAGGGCATCCGGGATGCTTACGAAAAGCTGGGACTCAGTTCCGAAATCAAGACGGTGCTGGAACCCGCACTGGAGCGGTGCTTGAACCGCTGACCATAGCCCAAGGGAATCACTTCCTTCTGCCGCCTTCGGACGGCTTTTTTCGTTGCTTCCAAATCGCCCTACGTTTGCCCCGTGTCGGGCGTTCAAACCGAGGTCGAGTTTTTATTCCGACCTCGCTTCTCTTTGCAACGTGCGCCAAACGTGGGCGTAACAAGGGCAAAGAAAAACCGCCCTTTCGGACGGCTTTGAAATCAAATTGTTGGTCAGTGCTTGGGCACGGAACTGACGGCGTATTGGATGCCGTTCTTGCCGGTTCTGAATTGGACCACGATGGTCCCGTCCTGGGCTTCAAAATGCGCCCGGAAAGGTTCTGTCCAAAGCTCTGTCAGGCCGGGGATGCTCTCGAATGCTTCGAAGCGTATCTGGGAAGCATCCTCACCACTCTGCACACGCAGGTATAACGTTTTCAAATCATCTACGGTATACTGGGCAATCTTCTGAATCGCTTCACTCAACGGGGTGGCTTTGAAATCAGACTGCGGTCTACGTGCCTGCAGACCTTTCCAATCGTACAGGGAACCCGGAGCGTTCATCCAGGCGAGCTTGGCTTCATCCATCCCGCAGGCATCGCAGATGTAGATGTCAGCCAGTCTGCTCAGCGCGTTGTGGGAAATGGGCTTCTTCAGCGTCTTTCTTCCACACCTGGGGCAGACGGTGCTTTCGTTGTTCTCCTGCAGGGCTTTCAAATCAGCCAGCCGCTCTTCAATCGTGGTCATGGGTCGCTTCCTCCTTTGCTGCCCTGCGCAGGGCAGTGCATTTCTCGCTGTGCTTTTTCATCTTCTCCGTGGTTCTGAATGCCGCGTAGCCTGTCAGGTGTCCAAGCAAGGCGGTTCTCAAATCCTTGTGTTCTGCACCGCCAAATCCAAGCTGGAGCAGGAAGCTGTGGCAGAAGTACTTGAGTTCCTCGTCCTCGGGCTCGATCAGCGTTGCGCTGACCCGTCTGGCGTTTTTTGCTTTGTCTGCCATAGCCAGGAGAAGCGCGGCGCAATGCCACCAGCGGGTAGGTTGGTCGCTCTCAAATGGGAAGTTGATGCCCAGACGACCGTCCTCGATCTGGATGCCTTTGAGGAATCCGTTCTCGATGCTGTCCTTCAGTACACGCTCCAAAATCGCCATGTTTGTAATGCCATCGCTCTGCAGCGTCGGGATGATGGCGTTGTCCAAGTAAAGGTCATCGCTTTTCACCATCTTGCGAATCAGCACCTGCCGTGCGTACAGCATCCGGATCAGGTTGCTGAGCGTTGCAAGTGTGAACTCGTGGAGCGGCAGGCTCACGCAGGTGTGGGTGATTTTCTCATCGGTTGGTACTTTGAAATCCTCGGTGACTGTTTCAGTCTCCGGTTCTTTCTCGGTGGGTGCTTCAATGTACCCGTGTTCGGTCAGCGGTTGCTGGATGGCTGCGAGGGCTTCCAAATCGCCTGTGATGGAACCGTCTCGGTTTACGGTCAGGTTTCCGATGCGGTAAGCGTAGGTCGGTGTCCGCAGATATTCGGCTTCGATGCCGAGGAACTCGGAAAGGGTCTGAACCAGCTGTTTGCGATCCTCGCAGTGGGTGGGTAATGTCATGGGGGGTGACCTCCTTTGCTTTTGGTAGTGACATTCATCACTCTAAAGCCATTGAAAGTCAAGCGGTATTCTGAGATTTCTTTGCCTGTGCCTGATAAAAATCGTACATGCGCAACTCCTTCTCCAAGCGGTGGATATGCTTTCCAAGGTCACGCTTGTGAATCGGGCCGGCCTGAGGAAGCGCCGCTTTGGCGGACGTAATCTTCTGTACCAATTCGTCTCGTGTCATGATTTCCTCCGTATGGGTATAAGAAAAGCCCCTCAGGTGTACTGCACCCGCGAGGCTCTGGATCTTCTCCGACTATTTTAACCTATCACATCATGGCTGATAAATCAAGATGATTTGATGTGCACTTTTGTGCACTCGTCAAACTTTTTTTATGAGTCGGGCAATCGAATACTGTGCTTTGCAGTCCTTGCAGGTGTACTTGTAACCACGGACATAGTTTCGAGAGAAAGTTTCCCTGCCACAGCGGTGACACGGTGGTTAAAAGCAGTTGCTGAACTTCATTTCGCCAGTACGGACGCCATCTTCCTTCGCTTCTCTGTAGCCCATCACTTAGCCCTCCGTTTCAATATCTCGTCAACGGAATCCAGTCCCCTCTGGTGAAGTGTGTGAACCCAGCGTATACTGCACTGAAGCTCAGATGCAATGTCTCCCCAAGAACGGTAGCCGAGATAACGGCGATCCAGCAGCAGTCGCTCATCTGCGTCGTGTACCTGGTCGATGACCCCAGTAATCTCCACCCGCAGGGCAACATAGGCATCGATCTGCCGGTTGGCTTCCTCTTCTGCATCCATCAGGCGAATGATGGCATCCTCATGGGATGTCACATTTCTCGTCTTAGACACACGGTCATCGCTAAATGACGCTGTGATGTTCTGCGTCATGGCACGAAGGTGTGAAATCTGCTCGATCTTCCGGTTGATATCCCTGTCAATGCTATATGCCTGTTGTAAGTATTCCTTTGCGGTCATAAATCACACCTCCAGTTGTGCCTTGACGGCATTCATGAGTGCCGTCTGTGTCGTGTCCTTCCGCTCAAGGGCAGCGAGGATCTGTTCGTCAATCGTATCTGCGGTTACGATGTGGTGGATCACCACGGTATCTGCTTTCTGTCCCTGCCGCCATAAGCGGGCGTTGGTCTGCTGATAGAGTTCCAAACTCCACGTCAGACCAAACCACACGAGGGTGTTGCCGCCAGCTTGCAAATTGAGACCGTGTCCGGCAGATGCTGGGTGGATGCAGGCCACAGGGATTTTGCCGCTGTTCCAGTCGGCGATGTCTGCACCGCTACGAATCTCCCGGACGGTGAAACGCTTCCGAATCCGTTCAAGGTCGTGCTTGAACCAGTACGCCACCAGCACCGGCTGGCCGTTGGCGGCTTCGATGATGTCCTCCAGCGCATCCAGCTTGCGGTCGTGGAAGAACAGCGCGTTATGCTCGGAATCATAAATGCCGCCGTTCGCCATCTGGCACAGCTTGTTCGACAGGGACGCAGCGTTGACGGCATCAATTTCCTGTCCTTGCAGGTTGGTCACCAGCTCACGCTTGAGCTCATCATAGGTCTTGCGCTCTGCCGGGGACAGCGCAACCGGCACACGGTTTGAAATGTACTCTGGCATTTGCAGGAAGTCCGTGCTCTTCATGCTGATGGTGATGTCCGAAATCCGACGATAGATTTCTTCTTCGGCACCGGCCTTGGGCTTCCATGTGAACACTTGCTGTGCGCTCCGCTTGTCGGGGAGGAAGAACTCCTCCCGGAAGTGGGTAATGAATCGCCCGAGACGCTTGCCCATGTCCAGCAGCCGAAACTCCGCCCACAAATCCATCAGTCCGTTGCTGGAGGGTGTGCCGGTCAGGCCGACGAACCGCTTGACCTTGGGGCGGAGTTTCATCAGTGCCCGGAAGCGTTTTGCCTGATAGCTTTTGAAGGAAGACAGCTCGTCGATAACCACCATGTCGTACTGGAACGGCAGACCGCTCTGCTCAAGCAACCACGGTACATTCTCCCGGTTGATGATGTGGATCAGGGTGTTCTGCTTGAGGGCTGCGATGCGCTCCGGGACTGTGCCTACAGCGACCGAATAGGTCAGCTCCTGTAGGTGATCCCACTTGTGAATCTCGGCAGGCCATGTATCCCGTGCCACACGTAACGGGGCGATGACCAGCACACGGCTGATTTCGAATCGCTCGAAGGCCAGCTCTTGAATGGCACTCAGGGTGATTACGCTCTTGCTCAACCCAAGCCCATCTGCAGGAGGATTGCAGCCACCGGGTGCTCTACAATGAACTTGATGGCATATTTCTGGTACTCATGCGGAGTGAACTTCATTGGGCATCACCTCCAATCGTGTCCAGAATAGACTGTATCTGTTCCTTGCTGTCGATGACGTAAACCCGGAAGCCCAGCTTCTCCAACTGTGCCTTCCTCCTTAGCTGCAGCGGGCAGGGTAGCTTGCCAGGAGCTTTCAGTTCTGCAAATGCGATGCGTCCGTCAGGGAGTAGAATGATGCGGTCAGGCACACCGTCCAGTCTAGGGCTGACCCACTTGGGGCATAATCCGCCTTTTTTCCGAACAGCCTGAGAAAGTTTTTGTTCAATATGTTTTTCAAGTGTCGTGCTCATGATGATTCCTTTCCAATCGTTGCCCGTAATCCATGGGCGGAACAAGAAGTGGTACAAGTGGCTCCAAAATCCCTTACGCGCGAATACGCGTATTATCACGTGTGTATACGCGCCTTATCCCTTGAAATTCCTTATTTTTTTGTACTATAAGGAATTTGAGTACAGGTTGTTCCGGTCAGGCAGGAAAACCTAAGTGTTGCAAGGGTCTTGAGCACTCCATGGGCGGAACAACCCCTCGTAACAAGCAGTGGAACAAGTGTCTATGGAATCTCCTGTTCCATAGGGTTGTTCCGAGGGAGTTGTTCCGCTTTTCAGTTGCGCTTGTAGACACGTTGCTTACCGTACAGAGAAATACGGATTGAAGCATCAGGCTTTGACCATCCGCCGATACGCATCATGATGGCAGCAATGGCGTAAGAGTCCGCGCCCCGGAGTTCCTCTTTCTTTTTGCCAAAACACTCGCACCAGATCTCCATATTGCTTACGGTCTCACGGCGCACAGTGCCCTTGGGCTGTGTCGGATTGTTCGGCTCGGAGACATATTCCCGGCGTTCGTAAATGTCCATGTCCGCCCAGTTCTCCGGCAGCAGCTTCTCCAGATATTCCCGCACGATGCCTTCACGGTCATCCTGCTCCAGGGCGCTCATCTGTTCATCCTGAGCTTTCTGCTCCAGGACAGCGTCCAGATACAGCTTTTCGCCGCGCTCGTACAGCACGATGGCTTCCGCCCAGACCTGCCTGACATCCTCAGTCGTGATGTTCCACGGTTTGAGATCACGGCTACCGGGGACTTTCACTGTCCAGAAACGGCGGTTACCCGTGATGTCCCGCAGGAAGCCGTTTTGGGAGTTGGTCGTGCCAAAGAAGATGCACTGGCGTGGATGGGGCGTGACCCGTCTGCCAAAGGAGGCTCGGTACTTGTCATCTTGTCGGGAGATGAACGCTTTCACACGGTCAACATCGGCCTTTTTCATGCCAGCCAGTTCGCCAATCTCCATGATCCAGTAGCCCTGCAGTTTCTCCGCCGCAGTCTTGTCGTTCATGTCTGTCAGACTCAGGCTGTCGGAATACCATTCACCACCCAACTTGGCGATCAGGGTGGACTTGCCTATACCCTGTGTACCGTTGAGAACAAGGATGTTGTCGAACTTGATGCCGGGATTGCGTATACGGGCAATGGCGGCGCAGATAGTTTTCCTGGTGACAGCACGGGTATAGGCGTTGTCCTCTGCGCCTAAGTAATCGATGAGCAGTGTGTCCACACGGCTGACGCCATCCCATTCCGGTAAAGACTCAAAGAACTCCCGAATCGGATGGTAGGAACGATCATCTACTACCTTGGTCACAGCGATGTTGTAGTTCCTCTCTGAGAAGGAGCCGTAGTGCGCATCGATGTAGCAGGTCAGCTGGGCATCGTCTGCATCTCGCCAGAAACGGGCGATGTGCTTCCAGGGCACTGCTCCTTTGATTTCCATGCCATCTGCCAATTGGTTGAAGACGATATGCTGGAGGTTAGGATCGTGGTTGAGGATCAGAATCAGGTTGTGCAGGCAGTTTTCCAGGTCGCCAGTGCTGTCAAATCGGAGTTCCGTGCGCCAATTATCCTCATCGTCCGCATCGGCGAACTCAGGAGGCATGTCACTACGCTCTTCCAGTAACTTCAGCTTAACGGCTTCCATCGATCCCGCATATTCCCGCATCTCCCGGATAGACGCCTGATCGTCAAGATCGCCAAATCGGTGGATGCGCACCAGGTCGAATGCGTTGAGGAGCTTTCCGCATGCCGGGTCCGTGGCGTGGTGGGAGTAGAGAAACTTGTCCTCGTATACCACAGCACCACCAGCGGTCGTGGAGCCGATATGCGTATAGCGGTCTTCCACGGCAGTGGCTTCATACACATCGGACAGTTCCGTTTCCAGCAGCCTGCTGATGGGATAAAACACATGGTTAAAAGCACCGATGATGCCTTTTTTTTTCAGTGGGTCTTTCTGGCGTTTCTGACTGCGGCGGACGAGCTGGGCTTCCCGCTTTGCAATCGGCAGGGTGGATATATCTTGCCAATCGGGATAGCGAGCAAGATAGGTATCCGGATCCAGCCAGTCATGATCGATGTCCTTGAAGAGAAACTCTCCGTCGGCTGGGGCACTGGGCCAGTACATCAGCTGGTTGGCACGATATGAGCAAACATCGAAGTACTCGATGCCCAGGGAATCTGCCAGATGGCGGGCAATGGCTGCGTGCTCATCCGGCGAAACGTCCCGGGTTAGTGGGTAAAGAATGCGGATGCGCGGCTTCTCTGGCGTATGGCTGTGTGTGGAGTAGATCAGAGCTGCGAACGGCAACTTGTTCTCGATGTCATCGAGGAAGTCCGCAGGAACATCATCACCGTCCAAAGCTACCATGGAGCGGTCGATTACCGCTTTGACTGTGCGCCTGGGACCATTCAGCCGTCCAGCTACAAATCCGCCGTGATCCTTGATGGCATCACGCTGCGGCTTGGGCATTTGGGCGTAGTCGGCGGCGCGTTCCGCTGTGCGGATAGGTGTCTGCAAGCGCGCCTTCAGTTCGTCGTAAGAGATTGTGCGCTGTTGCCACTTTTTGTCCTGACGGCTATTCCCACAGGAGATGTTAAGGTCTCTCATGGTGCACCTCCCAGAAAGCCTTCCAGGCTGTGAGCGGATAGGAATTCACATAGGAGAAGCGGTCGTCATTGGTCAGGCACTTTTTGATTTCATACCCATGTCTCCGACAGAAAGCGGTCATGAGCCTGCCGATGCTTTGACATTGCTGCATGTTCCAGCTCAAATGGTTCTCGCTTTTGTATTTCATGACCGTCCAGTATTCAAGCGAGGTGTTCAGCGCAATGGCCAGCTCTTCGTTTTCTGAGGTAAGGGATAAAATGCGCTTTTCCGCTTCGATTGCACGGGCATGGGCTATCGTAAGAGCACGCTCCATGACTTTTTCAGGCGTATTCCATGCTTCCTCAATGCTGATAAAATACTGACGAAAACGCCTGCCTATCTCGCTCCGCTGAAGCATGCACAGCTCTTTTGCCATAGCAATGGTAATTTGATGGTCGGTAACTGCTCTGGTCACCTCACGATTACCTTCAAAACGAACCTGCTCAAAAATGAGCGGGTTGAAATCCACACCTTCGTTAAAACCGTATTCGCACATTCTGGGAAACCAGACCTTATAAGCGGTTTTGATCCCAAGGGCTTCGTGAAGCTCCCGTCCGCTTACGGTCGGCCTTTCCGAATTGTCATAGCTCACCTTGATCAACTCATCCATGATTGCGTTCCTCCATATCCTCAGTGAAATAGCGAATAGGCATGCACCGCTGTTCTGCCTTGGTAAGCTCCCGCTCCATGCCGAGTGTGACTCTCTCGCCGAACACCCAGAGTTCAGCACACTTGGTCAGCATGACCTGCCCCATAAACAGTCCCAGTTCGCGGTCTGACACACTGCGCTCGTCCAGAAATCGGGTAAAATAGATGTGCGGAGCGATAGGAATATATCCCTGGCGTACAGCAAATCGGCAGTAGCGAATAGCCTGACGCTCATTGTTGAGCGGATCATCTCCGAAGGGACTGCAGATAAACACGAGGGGTCGGAAGTTCGATGACTTTTGAAGTGCTGCCGTCCGCTCTGCGTTCAGCTCTCGCTGGATGTTCACGAAAGCGTCATGTGCGGTTGGATCGTGGTAGCCCTCCGCGTTGTACTTACTGATTCCCATGGTGACCTCCTTTGGCTCTGCCGCAGCGGTCTTTTTCATACATACAAAATTCCTTCTTTCCGGGCAGACTTGAAGAAATGTCCGTCTCCAATTACCACTGGAGGCGGATGCCTGATTTGAGCGGAGAAAAATCAATCTTTTTTATAAAAATCTGTCTGGTAGCCGTCTGCCCGGAGCAGCAGACCTTCTGCCCATGGCGGGGTTCTGCCCATCTGCTCACAGATGGATTCAAGGGACATACCGGGGGTGGCTTCGATGATCAACTCGTCATGGACATGTGCCACTATGGCACAGTGGCTGAGCGCCCGCATGGCATAACAGAGGATATCGCGGCTAATGGCCTGCACGATGTTCTCCACGAACTTTGGCCCGTAGCTTTCCAATCTACCCCATTGCTTTGCGGTGTTCGTCCCCATATAGGTGGCAGCGGGACTACCGAACTGGTTCTCACCGATGCGAGGCTTGACATAGGCCAAGTTCCTCCCGGAGGGCAGTGTGATGAACAGCATCCCAGATTCGCAGGAGAACAGAATGCCATGCGTGCGTGTACGGGTTTTCTGGCGGATTGCTGTCAGAACAGCCTCATCAACCTCCCACCACAGCTTGACGATTTGCGGATTGGCCGTGCGCCATGCGTCCACCAGCGGCTTCAGTTCTTCTTCACGCAGACCCATCTCCAGCGCACCCATCGCTTTGAGGGCACCGACTGAACCACCATAGCCGAGAGCCAGTTCGGCAATCTTGCCCTTCTGGCGCAGGTGACCGTTGATGCCGTGCTTTTCTACTGGCACACCAAACATCTGGGAGGCAGATGCACAGTAGATGTCCTTCCCGTCGGCAAATACCTGCCGCCGCCACTGTTCACCCGCCAACCATGCAATGACGCGGGCTTCAATAGCTGAGAAGTCGGCAACGAAAAAGGTCTTACCATCGGGAGCGACAAATGCAGTGCGGATCAGCTGGGACAACACATCCGGGGTGGAGTCATAGAGCAGGCGCACAGCGACGTAATCCCCGGTGCGGACAAGATTTCGTGCCTGTTCCAGATCTGGCATTTTGTTCTGTGGGAGATTTTGGAGCTGGATGTTCCGGCCAGCCCATCGGCCTGTCCGTGCTCCATAAAACTGAAAGCAACCGCGCACTCTGCTGTCAGCACACAGAGCGTTCTCCATGGCTTGATACTTTTTCACGGAGGATTTAGCCAGCTGCTGCCTGAGCACCAGCACAGATTTCAATGGTTCCGGGGCTGTCTTGAGCAGTTCGACGACCTGCTTTTTACCAAGGGTATCCGTCTACAAACCGTTGTCGGCCAGCCAGTTTTTTATTTGCTGGACGGAGTTGGGATTATCGAGCATCGTCAGCTCCTGTAGCTTGGAGGACAGTTCCTCCTTGGAGCGTTCATCAAAAGCTATGGCGTTCCGTACCAGCTGCATGTCCACGGCAATACCCCTGTCGTTGATCTGTTGGTCAAGATGGTACTGCTGCCACACTTCATCCGGCACAGGGAACTTCCTTAACCGCTCCTGAATGGCCATCTCCGTTTCCACGTCCCGAAGGTTATAGGCTTTGAAGGTTTCCCACTTGTCCGGAGCATCAGCGGGGCTGTGCCTGTAACCATCCTTTGCTGGCACACAGAAGTACCGTATCAGTTCCTTACCCTCGGTCAGCTTCTGTTTATCCAGCCCGAGTGCAGCGCCAGCTGCCTGCAAGGACAGCGGAAGACCGAGATAGGAGGACCACACCATCGTGCAGTGCCAGCCAGCGGGGGCAAGGTAATTCATACACGGGTCATCCGGGATGGAGTAATATTCATTGTTGAGCGGGTATCCGTTTCGGCGCATCCATGCGGACAGACATACCCGTTCAAAGGCAGCGTTGAATGCCCACTTCTGCACACGTTCGTCGCTTAGGGCGTCGATGATTTCTTCGGGGATCTGTTCTCCCTGAGCCAGGTCAACGACATGTACTGTGCCGCCGTCGATACTGTAGCCGAAGAGAAGGATGTCGAAATCAGGGCTTTCCACGTAACGGTAAACGGTAGACTTGGCGAGATTCACACTACCATACGTTTCTAAGTCCAAGGATAGTGTTTTCATGATTGTCCTCCTATGGAAAAGGGCGACGACTCTGTGCCGTCGCCCGGGATATGATGGATTACTGGTCGTTGTACTTCTTCAAACGTTTTTTCTCACGATGCTCCATGATGGCAACAACGATAGTGCCAATCAGGCTTCCTGCCGTATAGCCAATGACGGCAGAGAAGCAGACACTAAGCATCAAATGTTCAAATTCGGTCATAATCTGTTACCTCCATCAGGACAGGAAGTCCTCATCGTCCTCATCTGCAAAGTCGCTCTCCGCAGAAGCCCTGCTGCCGAGCGGTTCACCGTCGCGGATCTTTTGCAGGTTGTTCAGACCGCAGGCAATGCCGCGATTGCCGTTGCTGTTGAAAGCGTAGAAGGAAATGCTGGCGCGTCCGTAGACACCGGAGTAGACCTCGGAACGGGTCAGAATCGGATTGCAGTCCGCATCCACCACGCCGGGAGCCGTGGTCGCATTGGCGTTGACGAAGTAGGCGTTCTGGTAGGCAGGGTCGTCTGGGCGCTCCGTATCGCCGTCACGCAACGGGTTCTTGATGGCCACCAGCGGAGGCACGGTCTTACCGCTGCCACGCAGCTTGCTTTCACCGTCGTGGTATGCGGCCTCGATAGCGGCCTTGATCTTACGCAGGGTAACGGCATCGCTCTTGGGGATGATCAGGGAAACGGAGAATTTGGGAGTGCTGCCATTGATTGCCTTAGGTTCCCAGGCGTTCACGTAGCTCCAGCGGGTGTCCTTGCCGGTGATGACCTTGGTCGGATTGTTGTTAGCCATAATGATGTACCTCACTTTCAGTTGTTGGCGAAGTCTGTCTTCGCGTTGGTCAGTTCAGGACGTTTGTCACTGACGGGGACGAGGGTTGGTTTGCCCTGCGGACGTTCCACCAGATTGGAAAGAAGATTGGAAAACTGTTTCTTGCCCAGCAGTTTTTCCATGGCCGTGATGCCGAGTACCTTGCGCTCATAGGGGTCTTTACCGTAGGCGATGACTGCGTCAGCTACAGCTACTTCGTCAGTGTAACGACGGTTGGCGCGACCCTCCACCAGCTTCCAGCCGTCGAAGTGTGTGCCGGACAGGGCAGCGTTCAGCGCGTACTCCTTGATGTCCACTGCCCAGCTGGTCAGGTCGTCCAGCTGATCGAGAACCACGGAAATCTCCTCATCCGACAGCGTAGGCGGCAACTTGAAATCGTGCTGTGCCAGAAGCAGGTTAGCTTCAGCGCGTTTCCTGCAGATGGTGCGGAGCTTGCAAAAGCGGCACCAGCTACCTGCGTTCAGATTGCCTTCACCCTTGTAGGCCATCTCCGCTGCTGGACGTAGCGTGTTCTCTGCCCAGAGAAGAAGTTCGTCCTTGGAAATGGTATCTGTGCTGATGCTGGACAGCCGAGGCTGGTAGATGGTGGTGACCACCTTATCGATGTCATACAGCTCACCGAACATGTCCAGTGCGCCGAGAGCGTACAGCCGCATTTGGCTGTTGCCTTCTGCCGACACAGGGACTCCAGTGCCGTACTTGAAGTCGATGACATGCAGTATTCCGTCTGCCACGATGACCGCATCGCCAGTGCCGAATCCGTCAGGTACCCAGCGAGAGAAGTTCAGTCGCTGTTCCACCATGACGATGGGGTCAGTGCATGTCGCCTTGATGCCTTCCAGCACTTCGAGTACGAAGGCTGCATAGCCCGTGGCGGCATCCTCCATCGTGCTGTCGTAATACTGGAGACCGCCGGGGGTATCCAGAGGGTTGTGCGCTTCCATGCCCAGCAGCTGCCGGAGCTTAAACTCGCACAGCTCGTGTGCCTCGCTGCCCTCGGCGGCGTACACACTGCCATGGTCGGCCATGTGCTCCGTCAGCTTGACGGACGGAGGACAGTTCATCCAGCGATGGCTGGCTGAGGCGGAGAGAACAGCGTGATTAGCCATCTGCGTCCACCTCGTTTCCAATAGACTGTGCTTCCAACAGCAGGTCGGCGTACTCAGCGGGATCGACAGCTGAAAGCTGTGTCGCACCGTGCCGCTTGAGCAGTGCCCGAATCTCAGCGGTATGACCTGCTCGGGAAATGTCGGCAAGAGCCGCCCGGACATCTTCCAGCTTCAGCTGCGGTTTGGCTTCAAACTTCGCAGGAGAATGTTCAGACTCACCATCGTCCGAAAACTGCTGGAAGAGCCAGCCTGCTACGGCGTTAATACCGGCCGCAGCCGAGCGCAGCTCTTCGATGGCCTGATGCATTTCTGACATCTTTGACATGGGATTGTCCTCCTTCCTCTGATTGGCTTGATGCTGTAAGAAGCTCAAGGTTTCTTGCCAGCCGTGCGGATACAATGCTGATGGAGTTCAGAAGCTGAATCTCCTCGCGCACGTTTCCGCTGATACCCGTGTTCTGCATTTGCTCACCCCACTTTCTGAGGGCTGTTTCGCATGCCCTTCATGTTCCACTGGAGGTGATGTGGCGTTTTGAGCGGAAAGAAGCGAAAAGTTTTTCAGAAAGCTTTGGAGGATGGCATCGCTGGTTAATCCTCCTGCTCCGAGCGAAGCGTTTTATAGCAACGTTTCATTTGGTCGGAGAAAGTACGCTGTGGACGTCCCAGGGTTTCTGCAATTTTGCGGTCTGAGATTTTCGGGTTTTCCAAACGCATCTGAATGATGCGGTCGGCATTCGGATCGATCTCACGGAATCGCTCCATGAGGCGCACCAGCAGATCCCGGTCAGCGCAAATGTCCTCCATGGAAGGCGCGGTATCAGCGATGTAGTCACTGAGCGTGCCTTCGCCATCTGAAAGGGGCTGGTCCAGAGAACTAATGTTACCGGTTGCCTGATATTCACAACCGAGGCAATCACCGTCGCACTTCCAGATGTACTTGTGAGGACACATGCAGCGCCCGTGGTATTGCTCTTTGTGGCGGATGCGGTTTGCCTGTTTGTAGAAAGCATCGTGGACTTCTTTGACCACAGGGATCTTCTGGTTGGTGGCACGGTAGTAGATGAAGTATTGCTTGCTTTCGATAACCATTGAAAAATCCTCCGTTTCGTGTTGTTGTGAAACGGAGGATTAGCAAGGCAGCTGCAAATGGGTGCAAGAAACACACCCCACAGGCCTAACGAATTTCTCCGTTTCGGTCTGCAGCCAACCTGCTCAATGGGCAGCCGTGATTTAGTTGTGCCGCCGGATACCGATGAGCCATCAGTGATCAGGTGATGCGATATCAGGTGGTGAGCAGTTTAATGTCTTGCTCAGGACAGATTGATTATCTTAGGTCTGCTTCGATGGAGTACAGTTCGCTGAAGACTTCAGGCAGGTTGCTTGGGCTAAGGTCCCAAGTGCCGTGTGCGCCGTAGCGTTCAAAGACAGATTTGACCACTCCCCATCCAAGCTGGGATTCAACAGCAGCGGCGCTATTTTCGATGTTGATGATCCGGTTTTTTCGTTCGTAGTTTGTCATTGGCTCTCCTTTCTGTCCTTGAGCGCTATTCGGACTATGTCATTTTCCATTGGCGCAAACTAGATTTTAATTTTTGCGATTTTTTGTATGCGTTCGCATAAATTGAATTCGCAAAAGTGTAGAAATCTTGATTTGAGTGTGATATACTAATTAAGTACACAGTGCCCGCATCAAGGATTTCTTTCAATCCGGTTTACTGACTATATTGTAGCAAACTGGCTTATTTGAAAAACGGACTGGGCGGACAGCCACGGACGCTCTCGGACAGAGACTTAATTTTAGATAAGGAGGTAAATGAGGCATGACATTTTCTGAGTATGCTTTGGGTCTTTCCCCGTTTATTTCATTTGGAAAAACAGAGCATGATTATTTCACAGAGCTTGCTGGGAATTTCGTAAACGATGCCGCAATGGACTCCTGTCAAATACTAAAGCGAAAGCCGGATACAAAATATCGATACATAATGGGAAGGCGTTCCATACAGCCGAAAGATGCTCAGTATCTTTATGACCATCGGGATCTGGACAAGTTCTCAAAGTGGATATGGAATCGGATGGATGACTCTGACTCCTATGACAGCGTGGTAGCTTGGCTGAGTGAGCATGGTATTACAGACGATGATCCTTCAGTTGGGTGTGCTAAGCTGTTAGAGAACATACTGCTGGATACAATCAATGGCTATTCCACGTCACAGGTCGCAAAAGAGTCAGAAATAGATTTAGGGTTGATTGAAGAAATACAGCAAAAAATAAAGTCGCTACCTAGGCCAGCTAATGTGCCGGTTCCCGCAGTAGCGACTGAAGATGAGCAAAAATATATTTGTGAGCTATATTCGGCATATGGGGATGCCAAAGGCATGGATTCTTTTTCAGGTGATGATCTTCTGTGTTTTCCTGATTATGCAGCGGATCTTGATGATCGCCGTGTCGACTTTTATGCCGCTGAAACAATACGTCGCGGCGTGATGGAATTAGGTAGTGGTAGTTTAGCCAATCAGTTTGACGTATTAAAGGACGAAACCCTCACAGGAGTAAAGGACACGGCAAAGCGTACCCATATGAATGGTTTTGAGCATATGCTTGCCGTAATGGAGCAGGCGGTAGTTGCCCCTATAACAAACTACTTACTTAGTGCCTCTCCGTACTGGATAAGTAGTAAAATCAAAAAGGGGGTTTGCCAGCACCTCGTAAATGATGGCAAACTGATATGGGTAAGGAGGAGAAAGAAACAATGAATATTTCAGCCCTTGGCTCCGCCTTTGAAATCTCTCTCCGCATTCTTTTGATACTAAATGAGCTACAAGGTTCCTCTTTGGATGCGCAACAGATTGGGGCAGTTGATTTTATTTCTGTCTATGCAGCCGATTTCGGTTTGTTGGATGAAAATCTTCACGGTTACAGTAATTATAGATTCAGTGAATACCCCGCCAGAAAGTACATAGTATCTTCTGCACTAAAAAACCTTGTGTTAGATGGAAATGTCCAGCTTAACTCCACTTTAACTGGTTACAGATTTTCGATTACCGAGGCTGGGAAGAGCATCTGTAGGCAACTGACCAGCGACTATGCCGGAGAATACAGGATTGCAGTTCAATCTGTGATAAATAGATTTGACCACGTAAACGCCAATCTGATGGTTCAAGAGATTAATAGACTTACAGTACAATCGTTAAAGGAGATCAGGCATGAATAGATTCTATATTGAAAAACTTGTTGTGTCCGGTGGGGGACACAAAACAACCGTTATCGACTTTACACCAGGCTTAAATTTCATTCTTGGTCCTTCTAACACTGGAAAGAGCCTGATTATGGATTGCATAGACTATGTGTTCGGTTTTACCCCGAGGAAAAATCATCCTTCAAAAATTGTCGATAACAACTATGGATATGAGCGTATCGCTCTCCATTTGGCAACAGGGAAAGGAACAGTTATCCTAGAGCGCAAAATTGGAGATTCCAAAATTTCTGTTAGCGGTACTGCCCCGGATGTCGATCACGGTTCCTACAGCATAAGCCACAATGCGAAGAAGAATATTAACGCCGTCTTTCTCCATTTACTTGGCATTGATGAGCCACATTCCGTGCGTTCAGCGGAAAAGGGTTCAAAAACCCAAGAACTAACGTGGAGAAGTATGCTTCATTTGTTCTTTGTCCGCCAAGCCGATGTTGCAAGAGAAAGTTCTTCGTTATTGGCTCCTGGAAGCGTAGGACCTACAGCATCAGCAGCCGTTCTGCTGTATCTTTTGACCGATCAGGACGCCAATAATCTTGAAGTCGCTGAGGATCCCAAAATCAGCGAGGCGAAGAAAAAAGCTCTCATCGGCTATATTCAAGAGAGGATAAACGAGTTATGTGCTAGGAGGGAAAAACTCGAGGATATGCTTTCTTCTACTAGCATTACAGATCCCCGCGCAAGCGTTAACCATGTGCGAAAAGAAATCGCCGAACTCCAAGCGAAGCTAGATGCCGCTACAAAAGAGAGCCAACAGATTATGTCGCAAATCTATGAGTGGAATGGAAAGCTCTCTGAATCCAGAACCGTAGGGCACAACTTCGCTGTGCTACGTCAGCAGTACCAATCCGATATCCGGCGAATTGGCTTCATCGTCGAGGGGGCGACAAATACCTCTCCCTTACGAAGAAAAGTCAGGTGCCCTATTTGTGGCGAAGAAACAGAGCGTGTGCATGACACAGCTTTTGTTGATGCATCCGCAGCTGAACTTGAAAAAATCAAACGGCATTTGTCTGAACTAGGCGATGCTCAACGCAGTGTGGAACGCCAGCAAGAAACTATTATTACAACGATCCGCGCATTGGAAGAAAAGCGGGATGCTATAGATGCGCTTATTTCCGATCAGTTACAACCACAGTTAGCAGTGTTTGAGAAAGAACTTGAGCAGCAGCTCAAGCTGATACGAATAACAAGTGAGCTGGAGGTTGTCCGCCAGGATGAAACACAATACAGAAGTGATTTATTCAGCAAGGAAACCGAAGAAACTTCCAAGCCCGAAAAATATAACATCTTTGAAGATTATGAGTACGATATCATCCACGGTTTTGAAGAAAAGCTGCGAGAAACTTTAGCTGCATCAAAAGTTGGCGGTGCGGAAACCGCCAGACTCAACATGGAAAACTTTGATATTGAAATCGGTGGACTCAAAAAATCGGTTTCAATGGGCGGTGGCTTCTGTGGGATACTGAATACGATTACTACACTTGCAATGAGTTCATATCTTATCGAGCACGACCGTCCTGCCCCTGGCTTTTATGCTGTAGATTCATCGTTGACACAGCTATCTGAAGCGGAACATAAGGAGCAAAGCGATACTATTAAGCAGAACTTTGTGGAATATCTTATCGCCCATGCTCATGAACGACAGGTCATAATTATTGAGCAAACAAAACGTATGCCTTTCGTTCCTACTGAAAGCGAGAAAGACGGCGTCCATATTATCCAATTCTCCAGAAATAGACAAGAAGGTCGGTATGGCTTTTTGAATGAAGTTTATAACCCGGAGGATCAGTGATCACTATTCAATCGCTTTTACACACGGAAGCAGGAGGCAAACAATGCGTATAAGTTACAACAAGCTATGGAAAATGTTGATCGACAAGGATATGAATAAGCGCGATCTGGCAGAAAAAAGCGGTGTGAGTTCAGCCTCCATTGCCAAACTAAGCAAAGGTGCAAACATTACTACGGATGTCCTGCTGAAGATTTGTGAGGCTATGGGTTGTCACATCGAGGATATTCTTGAGACCATTGACGACTGAAGGAGGGAGGCTCTCAATGCCAAAGTCCAATATTGTAGAACTCAATAAAGACACTCCTTCTGTTCAGTATCTGTGTAAAAAATGCAAACGGCTTGCTAAGGTCATCGAGATGGTAGGACCAATCCAATACACCACTCATGATGAAGATGCCTACACCTTTTTGGTTCATGAGATTATTGAGCAGATGCTTTCTGTCAAAGTAGGGCAAAAGATTTATAACAGGCTTGAAGAACTATGTGGAGGAGAGGTATCACCGGATCGAATCTGTGCATTTTCAGATGAGCAAATCCGAGGTACAGGAACGTCCAATGCAAAGGTTGAATACATTCGGAACATTACAAACGCTATTACAGATGGGACGCTTGACTTAGAGACACTGAAGCAGTTGTCAGATGAAGAAGTCATTACAGCCTTAACAAAAATTCGAGGGATTGGCAATTGGACAGCAAAGATGTATCTGATTTTTGGCCTTGATCGCCAGGATGTTCTACCCATTGAGGATGGAGCATTTCTCCAAGTATATCGGTGGATGTATAAGACAAAGGACTGCAGTGAAAGAGCCGTAACAGCCAAATGCAAAAAATGGAAGCCTTATTCTTCTGTCGCATCGAGATTCTGTTACAGAGCACTGGATGCGGGAATGACAAAAGAAGAGTTCCACCTGTTCAAATGAAAGGAGCAAGATAAAATGAGTGCAATAGACGAGAGAAACGAGCAGGTACGCAAAATTCTTGATTCTCTTTACGATAGAGCTATAAACGCCAGTATCAAGATTGATGAGTCCGCATATAAGGACTCTTTGGAAAAGCTGTTCTCTACCACAGCATGGGGCTTTAGAGAAATTCTCCTTGTAGTCATTATCGGAATGCGCCTTGACCGCAATTTCAAAGCATCTACCGGTCTATATGACTGCAATCCGAGGGCGATTTACGAAGGTCCCATTAAGGAATTTTTGATTGAAAAAGAAATCCCTCACCGGAAATCCGGTCCGTTAAATGTCGCAAAAGCTACCGTAGGCTTGGATATGACTTGGGCGGCACAACGCAGACCTTCTGCTGTAGCAGAGGAAGTTGTCAACCTTGTCAATTACATGGAAGCTAATGGCTCAGATGCTGAAACTCGTATCAACGATGTTGGAACATCGCTTCTCCGTAGGCTTATTACCTATTCCAATAGCATTGAAGCCTTGGCCGTCGCTATTGAGCCAACCTCCGACCCCGAGTTCCTCTATCACCTTTGCTACGAGTTAATTACCAAAACTCCGGATGCCGGAAATACACCACAGAAGATTGCGGCATATCTGCTCAAGAATTACCATACATTTCTTCATACGGGTGTGATTGTGACGGGAGAGGACGACCGAGCATCTGTGACAAGCACAACAAGCAAAAAGCCCGGCGATATTAACGAAGAAATACCCGAAGGGGTGATCCGCAAAGTATACGAAATCACAGTGAAACATTTTGATTTAGCGCGAATCCGGGACTCCTACGACTGCGTTTCCATCTACAACGATACTAATGAAGCTGATATCCATGAAATAATCGTTATTTGTCGCAAGGAAGACTGCCCGCCTGATATGAAGTCGAGTGGTCTTCATGGCTATCTTGGTAGCTATGCATATCAGGATATAATATATTATTATTGGGACATTTATGAGTGGATAGCAAATACGCTACAACGAATGACAAATGAGGGTAGAATCGGTTTCTATCTCAATTTGAACTTATACATTGATGATATCAACACTTCCGAAAGCGTCAAAAAGCTGTGGAAAGAGCTACACAAAAGAGAATAAAACAAAAAAACGTCGCCAGTCCTTCATAGATACTGGCGGCGTTTCTCATAGTAGAAAACATATTGTTGAATAATGCCTGCATTTTGCCCGAACAGATCGAATGGCGATTTCCCTCCACAGTCATTTTCGATGGCTCTCGAAATCCAGATATCTATAGGAACGCAGGCGGTTCTTCCATAGGCAAACAAGGCAACACAGTTAGCAACCTTTTTACCTACTCCGTATACTTTCTGTAATGTTCCGAGAAGCTGTTCATCGCTACAATCAAGCAATGCCTCCAGATCTAGGTTCCCTGTCAGTACTTGTTGAATTGCATCGAGAATGTATTGTGTTCGGTATCCCAAGCCACATTCCGCTAATTCCTCCTCTGTCGCACTGGAAATCTCCAGCGGCGAAGGAAAAGAATAAAGGGTTTCATATTCTGTCTCAATGCTATGCCCAAATTTTGAGGCAAGCAGCTCTACGGATTTTGAAATTGCGGGAATACTCTTCCGCTGCGAAATTATAAAAGTTATGAGCATTTCCCACGGATTTTGATGCAAAATACGAAGACCACGACCAAAAAGCATTGCTTCATGTATAAACTGGTGTTTGTCGCATTCTTTTTCAAAAATGTCATTATAACACCTGTTGAGATCAAAGTAAAAGTTCCAAGTATTTCTCCATTCATCAAGGTTGCAGGAGACAGAAAATTTATGATTTCCAGCCTCCTTTATGTATATAATCTCATCGCCACATATAAACCGATAGGATCCATCTTGCATCCTTCTGATGCGAAAGCATTGCCCGCTTGAGGCTATTTTTTCTAAATCAAAGTCATCTAGGATTTCTACCAGCATATCTCGCTCCAATCAAATCGAGGCCGTTTCTTTCCTTATATATGCTACAACTGTTTTTGCTACTGCCTCTGCCATTTTACATGGAACAGCATTACCAATTTGCGTATATACCATCCCTTTGTTCCCGCAAAATACATAGTCATCCGGGAAGGACTGGATCCGTGCTGCCTCCTTAATTGTAATACGTCTTAGGCGTTTGGGTGCTTCTTTGAATTCCGGCACAATCGTACCATCCATCAACCCCTTATGGTAGTCGACAACCCAATCACTTGGTGCGTCCCCGTAAAGATAGTCCTCATCCACAAAAGGAGTTTTGTTCCCACCCATAGAGGCGGGGAGAGTATTGGCATATCCATCAACATTTATCGGTCTACCTTGTCCATTAAAATACATCCCCGCATATGGTGACTTTCTCATAATTGGATGTGTGGCAAATGTAATCTTTGCAGTACAAGTATCTGGATTTTCAGCCGTACCCGCTCGCCCTAGAGGCTGCAATAATGTTCGTACAATTGGTGCCTTGTTTTTCTGCTGTAAAAGCAAATCATTCATAAAATACTCAAAAAACGGATCGTCGTTATCTCTGACACCAATAAAGAACACCCTTTCGCGCTTTTGTGAGACTCCGTATTCTGTAGCATTTAGAATAAATGGCGCACAATTATAACCTAGAGCATATACTCGCTCCAAGTACTTTCTGCGCACAGGTTCCCACTTTTCTAACACGCCCAGGGCCTTGACATTCTCCATAACAAATGCTCTTGGACGAACCTTTTCAACCACATCAAGGAATGTAAAAATCAGTTTGCTACGATTATCGTCAGGGTTCATTTTGCCTGCTACAGAAAACCCCTGACATGGTGGTCCTCCGAAAACAAAATCAACTCCTTGAAATCGGTCGAGCGAATCAAGGATATTATGTACATCATCGTTTACCATGACCCCCGCTGCATGGTTGGCATTATATGTTGCTGCCGCTTCGCTCATGAGCTCATTTGCAAAGACCACTTCGATCCCCGCTCTCTCAAATCCGATATCCATTCCACCCGCTCCAGTGAACAGGGAAACTGCAGTCAATTTATCGGTCATTCTTTGTTACTCCTTCGCTGTTGTCGTTGTGGATGCGAAAAACCAATGAATTCTCTCTTGAGTCAAGATATATATCAAATTTAGTTTTTCCCTTTTCTACACCCATATTTGACAAGATTGCCTTTGGCATCCTCACCCGCATATCCTGTTGCAAAACATATGTATCAAGGTAAATATAAGAATCCGTCATGATGGCTCTCCTTCTAGTTTGATTTCAGCCTAATTATAAACTATGTCTAGTCTAAAGTCAACCGGCTAGAGTTGATAGCACTGGGAAGAAAATAAAACGGAGGTCGATTTTAGAGTCCTATACTTGACAAAAGATTGCCTCGGCGATGTTACAACCTGTTAATTATTCTGCACTTTTTAATTATTTGATTTTATCTCTCGTTTTTACACCGCAAGTGTGATAGCTTCTCTATCCATCAGTCTCAAATCCGCAATCCAACCAAGCGAACAAGTGCTTCCAAAGTCAGCGATTGACCTCGAAAGCCCTTGTTTTATGCCCTTATTCGGTGTTTCTGTGCCGGAGAAGGGCTTTTTCTTTGTATCCAATACGGCAGGAACATAGACCCAGCGTGCGGCACATCCGGCTTTCTGGTGGCGGCGAGCGAGTACCTGAAAGCAAACCGCAAGCAGGAAGTCCTCTTCAATCGGCAGAACAAGGCGCACTATATGAACAGCATGTTCCACGGCTACGACATGGACCGCACCATGCTGCGCATCGGCGCGATGAACATGATGACCCACGGCGTGGATAACCCGTGCATCGAGTACCGCGACAGCCTGTCCGACCAGAACACCGACCGCGGCCGCTACACGCTGATTCTGGCGAATCCGCCGTTCAAGGGGTCGCTGGATTACGACATCGTCAGCGCCGACCTGCTGAAAGTCTGCAAGACGAAAAAGACGGAGCTGTTGTTCCTCGCCCTGTTCGTGAAGATGCTGAAAGTCGGCGGGCGCTGCGCGTGCATCGTGCCGGACGGCGTGCTGTTCGGCTCGTCGGCGGCGCACAAGGCGATTCGGCAGGAAATCATTGACAACAACCGCCTGGAAGCGGTGATTTCGATGCCCAGCGGCGTGTTCAAGCCCTACGCGGGCGTATCCACCGCGATTTTGATTTTCACCAAGACCGGGCATGGCGGCACGGACAAGGTGTGGTTCTACGACATGCAGGCGGACGGCCTCACCCTCGACGACAAGCGCACGCCCACCCCCGACAACGACATTCCCGACATTGTGGCGCGCTTCCACGCCCTCGAAGCGGAGAAAACCCGCCAGCGCACGGACAAGAGCTTCTTTGTGCCGAAGGAAGAAATTGCCGCAAATGGCTACGACCTGAGCATCAACAAATACAAAAAGACCGAATATCAGGCGGTGGAGTACCCCTCGACGCAGGAGATTATGGCGCAGATTGATGCGGATATGGCACGGCTGGGGGAGGTTTTGGAGGAATTGAGGGGGATGGTTCGCTGAAAATGCTCGGCGCTTGCAGGAAATTCGCAACTGGTGACAGTTTGTCACCGATTAATAGAGGGGGATGACGGGATGAAGCTAATTGATATTACTGGAAAAGCTATTTCGGGGGAATGGGGAAACGATTGCGAAGATGGCAATGGTATTCCGGTACTGCGAACCACGAATTTTACAGACACCGGGGTTATTAACTTTGCCAATGTGGTTTTACGAGATATTCCGACGAAGGATTTATCAAAGAAGTTTTTAAGACCGGGCGATATTATTATTGAAAAATCTGGTGGCAGTGATACAAAACCCGTTGGTCGTGTTGTTTACTTCGATTCAGAAGAGAATAAGTACTTAATCAACAATTTCACTGGGCTTTTGCGTGTCGTAGACCAGACAAAATGGTATCCGCGATATGTGTTTTATGCCCTCTTTGCCAATTATAGCTTTGGTGGAACGAGACAATACGAAAATAAAACAACAGGCTTGCACAACCTAAAACTCGACCAATACCTCAACAGCTTCGACATTCCTGATGTTGATTTTCAATTGCAACACCATATCGCTGATACGCTTGATAAGGTGTCGGAGGGGATTGAGGTGTGCAGGAGGATGTTGGGGGAGCTTGACTTGATGGTCAAGGCGAAGTTTGGGGAGATGTTCGGGGACCCCACAGGAAATTCTTTTAATTTAAGTGTTAAGCCAATGACAGAGGTTTGCGAAATCATTGACGGCGACAGAGGAAAAAACTATCCTAATGCTGATGAATTTTCAGATGAAGGATATTGTCTTTTCTTAAATGCAAAGAACGTCACAGCATCCGGTTTTAATTTTGATAATTGCATGTATATCACCAAAGAAAAAGATGACATACTGCGAAAAGGAAAATTATCGCGTGGTGATGTGGTACTTACTACTCGCGGGACAATTGGTAATCTTGCTTTTTACACAAGCGATATACCATATGAACATATGCGAATCAATTCTGGAATGGTTATTCTTAGAATGAATCGAAAGATAATAAATGAAGTGTTTTTTATAGAGCAGTTCAAAATGTTACTGGATGATATAAAGCAGAAAAATGCGAGTGGTTCAGCACAGCCGCAGCTACCAATATCAGCGATGCGTGAAATAAACATACTTCTTCCCGATATTGAACAACAAAAAATTTTTTCCGAGTTTGTTGCAAAAAGCAACAAAAGCAGATTGACTCTTCAGCAAGTTTTGAGTAAAATAGAACTGGAACAAAAAGTTCTAATGCAGAAATACTTCGGGTGAGGTGATGGCTATGCAGATTACGTTTCTGATTGGCAATGGTTTCGACATTGGGTTAGGGATGAAGTCGCGTTTTTCTGACTTTTTTCCAGTCTATATCCGACAAGCGGAAGGCAAAGAAAAAACTTTGAAAGATTTTGCGGAAGAGATTGATGAGCATCGTGCAGAATGGTCGTATTTTGAGGAACAGCTTGGAAAATACTCTTCTAAATTCACAATGGATAACAAAGATGTAATGCGTGAACAAGTAACAGATTTTTCGGCTCAGTTTACTAAATATTTATCTGAAGAAGAAAACAAACTAAATTTTGATGATGACAAGATTATTTCTATCATGGAAGAGGCACTTACTAATTTTTATTCTTTGGATAATTTGACAAAGGGCTCGCATGAAGCAATCGTCGAAACAATGAAACAAAGCGCTGCACGTCCTAAAGTGTATAACTTTCTATCATTTAATTATACGAGTTGCTTAGAAAAATGTCTGTCTCATTTTCAGAAAAGGATAGTTCATGAAAGGGAATTTGGTGGTACTGAGATTAAAGACTGTATAGGTGAAATATTGCATATACATGGTAAAGTTAATGAGTGTCCAATAATGGGAGTAAACGATAAAAGTCAGATTGAAAACGAATCTTTATCAGGAGATGAAGAATTTAAGAGCCTTTTTGTGAAACCGGAAGCTAATTTTGAACTCAAGACACAAGCTGAACGTGACGGAAAACAAATCATTGATAATAGCGATATTATATGCGTATATGGCATGTCGCTTGGCAAAACAGACAAACTTTGGTGGGAAAAATTAGTTGAATGGTTAAACAAAGATGCTAAACACCAACTTGTGATATTCGTATATGATGACGAATGTTCAACAAGGACACAATTTGGTATTATTAACAGTGGAAGACAGATGTTGAATACATTAAGGGAATATAGTGAATATCAAGCGGATACTTTTGACAAATTACGGCATCGCATACATTTTGCAATAAATAAGAATATTTTCGAGATGCCTTTGCGCATTCCAGAAAAAAAGAATGAGAGTAAGGAAAAAGCAAAAACTTCTGATGATTATTCTATGCATACGTTAAACAATATTCATCAGGAAATTCAAAAATATAATTATGATGATGTAATAAGAGAAGCAAAAGAACTACGCGAACTACTCGACAAACCGGTAGTGAGCTTGGAAGATGAAATTAAAAAGTGGGCACAGTAAATTTGGGCTTTATGTAGTATCTACTCAATCTGACTTGAAAGAACGGTGAACTCTCATGTCCAATTTCTCCCCCTACCTCTCCATCCCGTCCTTCGCCGCGTTCGCCCCAATCGCCGAATCCGCGGAGAAAATCCTGTCCATCGACCCCGCAGCGTGCGTCCTCAACTGCCGCCGGGCGATGGAGGCGGCGGTCAAGTGGATGTATGCGGTGGACGGGTCGCTGGTCATGCCGTGGGATGATAAGCTCGTCACCCTCATCAATACCGAGGAGTTCCGCGGCATCGTGGATGAGCAGCTGATTTTTCGCTTGGATTTCATCCGCCGCATGGGGAATAACGCCGCGCACGGCGGCAAGGTCATCACCCGCGAACAGGCGGTGCTGTGTCTGCAAAACCTGTTCGTTTTTTTCGATTTTCTGGCGTACTGCTACGGCGAAAACTACACCGAACACACCTTCAATCCCGCTTTGCTGGCGAAGCAGAGCGCACAGCCGACCCCGCCCGCGGTGGACGAGGACGCCGCGCGCAAGCTGGATGCGCTCATCAAAGAGAATGCCGCACTCAAGGAACAGCTGACGCAGCGCCGCGAAGAGCAGCATCAGACGTATGTGCCGAAGCCGCTGGAAATTTCCGAATACAAGACGCGAAAACTGTATATTGATGCAATGCTGCAGGATGCCGGCTGGGTTGAGGGGAAGAATTGGCTGAACGAGGTCAAGCTGCCCGGTATGCCGAACAAGAGCGAGACGGGCTATGCGGATTATGTCTTGTACGGCGACGATGGCAAGGCGCTGGCGATTGTGGAGGCGAAGCGCTCCTGCGTGGATCCGGCGGTGGGGCGGCAGCAGGCGAAACTGTATGCGGATATTATCGAGAAGCAGCAGGGGCGGCGTCCAGTAATCTTCTTAACCAACGGGTTTGAAACGAAAATCGACGACGGGCAGTATCCGGAGCGCAAGTGCGCCGCTATCTGGTCAAAGCGCGATTTGGAGAAGTGGTTCAACCTGCTGCGGATGCGCACGCATTTGGACAATATTGTGGTGGACGAGAACATCGCCGGGCGGTACTATCAGGAGAACGCAATCAAGGCTGTTTGCAACACTTTTGATGCGCGCAACCGCCGCAAAGCACTGCTGGTAATGGCGACAGGTTCGGGCAAAACGCGCACGGTGATTGCACTGTGCAAGGTGCTGCTGGAACACGGCTGGGTGAAGAATATCCTGTTTCTGGCAGATAGAAACTCGCTGGTCACGCAGGCGAAACGCAGCTTCGTGAACCTGCTGCCGGAACTTTCGGTTACGAATCTCTGCGAAGAGCGGGACAATACCACGGCGCACTGCGTCTTCTCGACCTACCAGACGATGATGAACTGCATCGACGCCATTGAGGATGCGGAAGGCAAGCTGTTCACGGTCGGGCACTTTGATTTGGTCATCTGCGACGAGGCGCACCGCTCTATCTACAACAAATATCGCGACATTTTTACCTACTTTGATGCGCCCTTGGTTGGTTTGACGGCGACGCCGAAGGATGAAATCGACAAGAATACTTATGCACTTTTTGATTTGGGCAACGGTGCGCCGACGTATGGCTATGAATTAGCGCAGGCAGTCAAAGACGGCTATCTGTGCGACTTCGTATCGGTAGAAACGACGCTGAAGTTCATTCAGCAGGGCATTGTATACGACGAATTGACCGACGAGGAGAAAGAGGAATACGAGGCGAAATTTGCGGATGAAAACGGCGATGTGCCGGAATGCGTGATGCCATCCGCGTTAAACGAATGGGTATTTAATGAGGATACCATTCGCAAGGTGCTGAATACGCTGATGACCGACGGGCTGAAAATTGACTACGGCAGCAAAATCGGAAAGAGCATCATTTTCGCCAAGAATCACACGCACGCGGAGAAAATCTTGGAGATTTTCAACCGCGAATATCCGCATTTGTACGGCTATGCGAAGGTCATCGACAACTACATGACTTATGCGCAGAGCGCTATCGACGAGTTTTCCGACCCGCAGAAACTGCCGCAGATTGCTATTTCGGTGGATATGCTCGATACGGGCATCGACGTGCCGGAAGTGTTAAACCTTGTGTTCTTCAAGAAGGTGATGAGCAAGGCAAAATTCTGGCAGATGATAGGCCGCGGCACGCGCCTCTCTCCGGGGTTGATTGACGGCAAAGACAAGGACAAGTTCTATATTTTCGACTTCTGCGGAAACTTCGAGTTTTTCCGCATGAGCAAAGGCAATGCCAATGCCAGCGCACGCTCGCTTCAAGGGGCGCTTTTTTCGTTGAAGGCACAAATGGCGTTCAAATTGCAGGACGCAGTGTACAAAACCGACGAATTGTCCGCATTCCGTCAAACTTTGGTGGATGACATGGTGCGCAAAGTATCGGAATTGAACCAAGACAACTTCGCCGTCAAACAGCATCTGAAATTCGTTGAATTGTATACAAGCCCGAACCGATATCAGTCATTGAGCTACGAGGACACGCTGATGATGCAGCAGGAATTAGCGCCTCTGCTTTTGCCGGAGCCGGATGACCCGAAGGCGCTGCGCTTTGACGCGCTCTTGTACGGCATGGAGCTGGCGCATCTCGCGGGACTGCCGTACAATCGGGCGCATCATGACTTGCTGCAAAAGGCAGATGCGCTCAGCAAAATCGCCAATGTGCCGGAAATTGCGGCACAATCGGCACTGCTGGAGAAAATACTGCATACCGATTATGTGGAAAATACGGGAGTGGATGAATTGGAGAAAATCCGCAAAGCCCTGCGTGATTTGATGAAATACATCACAAACGAGCAATCCGCTTACGAAACAGGCTTTGGTGATGAAATCCTTTCTATTGAATGGAAACAGTCGGAATTGGAAAACGACGACTTGCAAAATTACAAAATGCGGGCTGAGTTTTACGTCCGCCAGCATCAGAATGAATTGGCGATTGCGAAACTCAAGATGAATGTTCCGCTGACGGACAGCGACATCACCCAGCTGGAGGAAATTCTCTGGAGCGAAGTCGGAACAAAGCAGGATTACGAAGCCGAGTACGGAAAGAAGCCGCTGGGCGAGTTCATCCGCGAAATCGTCGGGCTGGATATGAATGCCGCAAAAGAAGCATTTTCCGCTTATTTGACCAATGTAAATCTGGACAGCCGGCAAATCTATTTTGTGAATCAAATTGTGGAGTACATTGTGCATAACGGCATGATGAAGGATATGTCGATTCTACAGGAAGCACCATTCATCGATCAGGGCAGCATCATCGAGGTGTTTACGGATTTGTCAGTGTGGAAGGGGATTAAGGGCGTGATTGACACAATCAACGCCAACGCCTGCGGTGCATAAGCCGCCAATGGCCATCAAGAACTGCGGCTGTGCCGCTGACAGATCTGGAAGCCGAGAAAATCAAGTAAATCACAATTGAATATCACCCTTTTCCGACCTGTGCCTGCACCCGCGGGCGCGGGTCTTTTCTGTGTGCGCCCGGCAAGAGCAACAACTAAGTGGTGAAAGACCACAACGCGCTCGGCAGTAGGAAGCGTTAGCCGAAGGCAAGGGTGTCCATCGTGAGGTGGAATCTGAAGGAAGCCGGAT